TTAAGCCCCATACGATCGCCATTAAAATGAAAGGATTTAAAATGGTTAAAATAGTATCAGATGAGTTGATCACTCAGATAAACGATCAATTAAAAACTGTAGTTGAAGATGCAGTTAAAAAGTATATCGAAAATATGGATTGGTCACATGAACTAGATATATATGGTCTTGTTCAGGATGAACTATCCCAAATGGATATGTTGGATTATATGGATACAACATCCCTTGAAAATAAAATTGGTGATCAAGTAGATCATGCAGTTTCTCAATTAACAATACAGAGAGAGGGTTAATTATGAACAATGATAATATGAAAAAGAAAGCATTTGATAATGTACTACAAGTGTTTCATGCAACTACAGAATTAGAAATTTTAGAAACTGATCTGACAGTTGAAGTTTCTAAATTAATTCGTAAAACTTTAGAAAATTCATCATTAGATTTTATAGATGGGGATACTTTAGATATTTTAATTGATACTAATATTGATATTGAAAGTATTGTTTCAAAAGCGTTAATTTTAAATAAAGAAAGGGATTAAAATGACTGATCAAATTGATATTGAAGAACTAATTGAAGAAAAAAATCAAGTAGGTGATGTTATATCTTTTAAGACTAACATTCCACCAAAATGGAATGTATCATTAGATGACTGTGGATATAAACAGTTGCCCAATGGTACTGAATTTGTACATGGTGATGTACGCAATATTAGACTGTTCGAAGATGTTGGAACAGTTGAACCAGTTCCATTATTTGTAGATAAACCATTTGGCGTAGGTATGGGAACAATGCAAAAACTTGAAAAGTATCGAGGGCTTATTTCAACGCATACTGGTGATGTTTTAAACTGTCGACCTATCTCTGATACTTACAAACTTGTTAATCATTCAGAATTATTTGAAAAGCAGGGAAAGCATTTGCAGGATAACAGTGATCTACCTTTAAACAATGTTGAAGTAATTGATCGAGTTTACGAGAATGGTAGACGTGCTAGTCGCACAATTCATTTTAATGATCTTAAAATGGATGTAGGTCAAAATGATCTTGTTAAATGTCGTTTAGATGTTTTTAATTCTGTTGATATGTCTTGGGCTTTTCAAGTATTTAGTGGTGCTTATAGATCGCTATGTCGTAACACTCAGGTATTTGGTGGTGAGAAAGCTTATCAACAAAAACATTTGCATAGTAAAAATTTAAATGTCGATGCTTTGCTTAACAATGCAAATACAAGTCTGTCAGCTTGGAATAATAATAAAGAACAGATGATAGCTTGGAAAAGGTCACCAATTTCAGATAAAGAGTTTGCAACGTTTTTAGCAAATACACTATGTCAAGTTGATCGAGGTGTTGGCAGTCGCTTGGTTGCTGATAGTGAATACAAAGTCAACAACAAGTTATTAAACTTTTTGACGCAAGTATTTCAAAAAGAAAGTCAAGACTGTGGTCGTAATATGTGGTCGGCTTATAATGCTCTGACTTATTGGTCAACCCATACTGATGCAGAATATGTCGATGTCGATGGTAAAAGTCAGCGTATTGGTGAAACAAAGTCAAAACACACTGTTCAAGTCCTGAGACAAAATAAAGTCAGACAATTGTTGTCATCTGATGCGTGGAATGAGTTGTCACTGGTTGCGTAATGGGTGATTTTATTTCAGCAATTTATAAGCTTGTCATAATATTTGTCCTAGTAATAATTATATTTCAAATATTTAATTAAGTTTAAAAACACAATAAAATAAAAAGGGATTGTATATTTACTTTCCCTTTTTTTTGTGTCTATACTCCTGAACAAAATAAAAACTGAAAGGTAAATAAAATGATAAAAAATAAAGAAAACACTTATGGTATTGGATATGTCAAAGTTAAAAACATAAACAACCGACCTAATCAATTTATAATTACAACTCCAGATGCTGAATATTTTCAAAGTTATGAGAGTGTTATTGCAATGCGAACATGGAAGAAAACATATTTAGATATTAATTACTGGGATTATTCAACAACAACTGGAAAGTATAGAAATATATTTTTAAACGAAAATAAAAAGTTGACAGAAACCAAAATAAAAAATAATACTTACTTACTGGCTAATTTAAACCAGTAATTTAAACTTTAATAACTTTGAAAGGGTTAAAAAATGCAAAAATTAATTAAAGTAAATAAAGACTATATGGATAATATGGTTGTAGCTGAATATAAAGATTTAAATTTAATTGCTCAGCAAGTTCGAGCAGTTAAAATGCAAATTGACGCTTTAACAGAATTATTAGAGCATCAAGGCATTACTTGTTATGGTTCATCTAATAAACAAGTTAAATTAAAAGATTATCAATTAGACGACAAAGATAATTTCATTGTTAAAACTACTGAAAGGCAGTATTAAGATGAATGATTTTACTCAAGATATTGTTTATTGTTCTGCTTGCAATAAAGGACAATCAAGATATTTATTTGTTCAAGAAAATAATAAATATATTTGTGTTGCGTGTTGGTTGCGTGATGCAAACAATTATAGAGCAGATAAAAAGGTAGAAGATAAAGTTGATGTTTATAGAAGTAACTACTTTTCATCTAATAGCTAAATAATTAAAAAGTTCTCCCAAACTTGCCCTCTAGTTTATTCTAGGGGGCTTTTTTTATGTCTAAAATAAATAATAATTATGTGATTGTATTTATTACATTGTATGTTTTAAATGCTATTTTTGCACACACTGAAAGACACTATTAATAATAAAATGTATTGAAAATATAAATGTCAATGCAAGTTTGCACACACACACACGCAAAAAAGACTATTATTACAAGCTTTACTTGTTGCAAATCTTTTATATTGTCTCAAAGTTTGTCTTGCTATGGTTATAATAAGTTTTTTACTCTATATGGTACAAAGGGTCACTGGGGGTACTCTAGCATTTGCTAGCAATCTAGGGATATTTTTTATATTTTAGGGTTTTATGTATGGGAAACTTTGCAACTCTTTAAGTATACTCAATAAAAAAGCCCCATATGCAACGCATTGGGGCAACTTATTAGGTATACTATATATTTCCTCGGCAGGTTCAACTGCATTGTACAGTCTGAAACGACTTTCGTCAACCCCCTTGACAAATTTTTTTTAAATTATTATTATATATATATATTATAGGTGCAAGATGTCACATTGGCTCACTTTAAGGCTTAATTTGCATCCAGTACGTAGACCTACGCACCATAATTACCGAGTTTATAATGAATTTACTACCAGAAAAAAGAAAATCTACAAAGATTTCTGAAAAAGAAGAACTATTTCTACAGAATTTGTTTGAAAATGGCGGCCATGTGGTTGCTGCAGCAGAAAATGCTGGGTACACAAAGGGTTCTGCAGGATATTTACGTAGTAAACTAGCCGATGAGATCATAAAACGATCAAAAAACCTACTCGCTAGTGCTTCTGTGAAGGCTACCAACAGGTTAATCAGCATGATTGACAGCCCACAGATAGAAAGAGGGGATGATGTGCGTTTAAAAGCCGCAGAGTCGTTGTTAAACAGAGTTGGGTTAGGCAGAGAAGAAACACATAACCATAATGTACAGGCATTACATGGAGTAGTGCTGTTACCAGCGAAGAAGGGAATAGAAGTAAATGGCTAATACAGCAGGACCAAAGGGGTATACACGTAAACCTTATCAACAACCACGTGGAGCAGATAATAGTTTAGATAGTTATAGAGATAGAGTGTTTCTTGGGAAATCTCCTGTTGAAAGAGCAGGACCAAAAAGATTTATTAATAAATTTGATAAAAAGCAAGAAGGTATGTTGACTTTTGGTGAATATAGAAATGGGGATTATATAACTGGAAGAATACATATGAAAGATTTGCCAAAAAGCACAGACTAATGCCCTCACGTGGCCGCCCAAAGAAAGATCCAAATGCTCCGAAACAATCTTACAATGTTTCATCATTAGAACGAGCTAAGAGAGCAACTCGTAAAAAACTTGCAGCCGAAAGAAAACAAGCAGAGAAGGCGGCAAAGAAAGTACAGAAACACAGACAAAATGCGAAACGTATTGAAAACACTGCAAAGAACCTTACTAACGGAACTTCAAAAGTTGTGGACTTGGGTGATGAACTCAATTCGTTACAACCTGTATCTGATCTGGTCGAAGATCAGGAAGTTATATTTAGACCTAACAATGGTCCTCAAGAAGAATTTCTATCTTCCTCTGAAGAAGATGTGTTATACGGTGGGGCTGCAGGAGGGGGCAAGTCTTTCGCTTTGCTTGTTGATCCTCTTCGTTATTGCCATAACCCTAATCATCGTGGTCTTCTCCTAAGAAGAACTCTTGATGAACTGACAGAACTGATTGACAAGTCAAGACAGTTATATGTAAAGGCTTTTCCAAAAGCAATATTCAGAGAATCAAAATCTACATGGGTGTTCCCATCAGGAGCAACGATGTGGTTTACATATCTAGATAGAGATAAAGATGTTACACGATTTCAAGGACAGGCTTTTAACTGGATTGGGATTGATGAGATAACACAATACCCTACACCATATGTGTGGGATTACCTACGTTCCAGACTGCGTACAACAGATGATGAGCTAAGACCCTATATGTCTATGCGTTGTACTGGAAACCCCGGAGGAGTTGGGGGGTGGTGGATTAAGAAGATGTATGTTGATCCACATCCTTCAAATGAAGCTTTCCCAGCTACGGATATAGAAACTAATAGACAATTACTATATCCAGAGGGTCACGAGAAAGCAAGGCAACCGTTGTTCTACCGTAAATTTATTCCAGCACGGTTGACTGATAATCCCTATCTGATGCAAGATGGTCGATACGAAGCCATGCTCAGATCGCTCCCAGAAGTTGAACGGAAGAGACTTCTTGAAGGGGATTGGGATGTGGCAGAGGGAGCCGCCTTCCCAGAGTTCTCAAAAGTAAAGCACGTTGTTGATCCATTTGAAATGCCAACTAACTGGCCCAGAATACGTGCAGCAGACTATGGATACGCAAGTCCATCATGTGTCTTGTGGGGGGCAATAGATTGGGATAACAATATATGGATCTATCGAGAACTCTACGTAAAACAACACACAGCAGAACAATTAGCTGATAGAATATCGGAACTAGAGCAACTTGATCCGAAACCACATTATACAGTTCTCGACTCATCGTGTTGGAACAAAACAGGCTTTGGTCCTTCGATTGCAGAGACTATGATGCGTTTAGGAGTGCGTTGGACACCTTCGGATAGAAACAGGTTGCAGGGTAAAATGGAAATACATAGACGACTTGCAGATAACCCATTGACAAAGTTACCAAGAATCCGTATATTTAATACATGTAACAACACTATTCGACAACTAGCAGGGATACCGTTGTCTAAAAGTAATTCAGAAGATGTTGACACAAAAGCAGAGGATCATGCATATGATGCCCTGCGTTATCTCGTTATGACAAGAATGAGTGGTCATGCATCAATACATAAAAGTTTACAACACATAAAAGAACAAACATATCAACCAATGAATAGTACGTTTGGATACTAATGGCAGTTTTTAACGAAAATTTTGAAAAGAAAATATCAGAATCTGGTGAATTACGAAAAGATTTTCTAAACAATACATCTTTGGGTGAATTGATTGATAGCACGACACGAAAAGATGCACCTAAAGTAAAAAATATTTTAACGGAATTGGGAATTTCTGATTTAACTTTAGGTCAGATAAACACCGATAAAAAAATAACACAAGAATTTGTAAATGTTTTAAAAGGTCGCACATTAGATGATGGAAGTGATGCGTTTGTAAAACCACTTATTCAATCTTTTGGTGAAATATTTAAAGAAGCAGGGTATATACCACCCAAAGGAACAAATCCTGTTCGTAATCTAATAAAAGAAGTTTTGGGTGAAAGCCAAGCAAAAGAATTATTTGATGTATCTATTACAAGAAAAAATCCTTTAGCTTATAAAACTCTTGAACCATACAAAGCTCTTAAAAAAGTTGCAACTAACTTAGTAAAGTCTGATCCTAACGCTGGGTATCATCTATTAACAATGATACAAGGTGGATATAGACCATCAGATTTTAAATCATTGCGAATAGAAAATATAGATTTTGAAACTGGGGAAGTAGTAGGTTTAGAAATAAAAGATGAATTAGCTAGAGCTAAAAAAGAAAATAGACTCCCAAAACTTAAAGCTGGGTATTTTCCACAAGATGTTTTAGATATTTTAAAACAAGCTATTGGTGGTAGAACCGAAGGTTTGGTTTTTGAAAATATTTCTGCAAATTCAAAAATTATTAATAAGGCTCTTAAAAGAGAAAATATTCAAGTTAAGTATTCTGTTGAGGGGGTTAAAAAAGAAGGCACATTAACAATAGAAGATGTTCGCAAAATGCACGAGTCAAATCTTGATGCACAAGGTGTAGAACGAGGTAGTGTTATGAGAAATGCCTTAACATTAAGAGGGGATAAAACTGTAGTTGGTGGGTATGTTGCTACAGCAGGAAACATAATAAAAATGGAAAAAGCCCATCTAAAAGCTTTTTCTGTTCAAGCAATAGCAAATGGTAATTCTACTATTGCACAGTATTTAGCAGATGTCGGTATACCAGAAGAAGCTATTAGCTCACGAACCAAAAAATATAAAGTTACAAAAAAAGTTTTTGAAAATATACCACCATATCTTCAAGAAAGAATTATAAATGAGAATCCAGATTTACAAGGAGTAGAACTTGCTGATAAATCTGTTTCTACCACTGAGTTTACAGTAGATTCTACTCAAGCTGAAAAATACCAAGACCTGTCGTCAAAAAAATTAGAGACACAGATAATGGATGAAACCATTACACAAGCAGGTAGACAAGATGAATTTCTTGCAGCTCAAAAAAAATTACAAGAGGGTAAAGAATTACAGAAAGCCGAAAAAGCAAAACAAATTTTGGAAACTGCTAAAACAGGAACTAAAGAAGCTCTTAAAACAGCATCAAATTTTTTTAAGGGCAAATATGGATCACGAACTTTAAAAAGTCTTACTGTTCCTGTAGCAGGTGCTGTTGGAGTAGAAGCGTTAAGACAGATGGGTCCTATCGGAGCATATTTTTCTGGGGCTGAAGCTAGTGAGTATATTCAGGAAAAAACAGGAATGCCTTCAGAAATAGCTACACCGTTAGGCTATGCTTCTGAAGCATTTAGTCCAGTAGCACCTACAGATATAAAAATGGCAGAACAAGTAGGTAAAGCTGCTTCTTTACCAGTTGCACAAGCAGCATCACAATATAAAGAATCTTTTTTAGATCGAATACGAAACCAATTATCACAATTACAAAACTAAAGGGAGGGCAATATGCCACAAGGTAACTACAACTATGATGCAGGGTACATTATGAACTCAGATAAAACATCTGTCGATGACCCAATGGGATCAAACCAGTTGACTCGTGAAGGATTGCAATTTGATACAAGAGCATCTCAAGATGTTCTTACTCAAGATGCACCAAAGCAACAGTCAAAGCCGACAGTTGAAGCTTCATTGTTTGCAATGGCAGAACAGAGAGACTACTAATACACAATGTCTGATAACTTTCTTGAACCAGCCGATGACGAGCAGGTAGTTGTTGCGACCCCAGAGGATCAACTGCCCGGTCTTGTTGGATATATAAAAGAAAAATTTGATGGGGCTGAGAATGGGAGATACACCCATGAACAGCGTTGGCTGACTTCGTTCAAGAACTTTAGAGGTATCTATGATTCTAGTACAACTTACAGAGAGTCAGAACGATCTCAAGTTTTTATAAAAATTACAAAGACAAAAGTATTAGCGGCCTATGGTCAAATCGTAGATATACTGTTTGGGTCAAAGAAGTTTCCAATTACGATTGAACCCACACCTGTTCCTGAAGGAATAGCTGAATATGCACATAAGAAAACTCCTCTTGATGATCTTCAAAAACCTCAAGATCCTTTTGGATATGAGGGTGATGGTCGAGAAGTTCTTCCCGGTGCAATGGAAGCAACTCCTAAAAATAATGCATTAGGTGGTCTTTCTGACAAGTATGAAGGAATACCCCTTGTTGAGGGTGCTTCCAAGATTGGTGAAGTACAAATATCTCCTGCAATGGAATCAGCGTTAGTTCTTGAGAAACAAATACAAGATCAGTTGCTTGATACTCGTGCTGTAAATACAATGAGAGCTGCCATATTTGAAATGGCTATGTTGGGTACAGGGGTTGTAAAAGGACCTTTTAATTTTTACAAGCGTGTTCATAAGTGGACAAAGGGTGATGGTGGAGAAAAACAATACACACCTTACGAAAAAACTGTTCCACGTATGGAGCATGTATCTTGTTGGGATTTCTTTCCTGATCCAACAGCAACATCTATTGAAGATGCAGAATATGTAATACAAAGACATAGACTTAACAAGTCTCAGTTTCGTGCATTAATTAATCTTCCATTCTTTGATGCTGTAGCTATTGAAAATTGTGTAGCTAAAGGTCCTAATTATGAAGACAAGTATTACGAAGATACAATAAGAGAAGACGAAACAGAAGCAAACTACCAAGAAAATCGTTTTGAAGTATTAGAATACTGGGGTGTTTTAGATGCCCAACTTGCTAGAGCAACAGGTCTTGACATAGCTGATTCAATGTCTGATCTAGAACAAGTACAGATAAATGCTTGGATTTGTAATGGCATGGTGTTACGTTGTGTATTAAATCCATTTACACCTGCAAGAATACCATATCAAGTTGTTCCATATGAAGTAAATCCTTACCAGATGTTTGGTATTGGAGTTGCAGAAAATATGGAAGACTCGCAGATGCTAATGAATGGTCACGTAAGAATGGCTATTGATAACTTAGCACTTGCAGGTAATCTTGTATTTGATGTAGACGAAGCAAGTTTAGTTCCGGGACAGAACATGGATGTGTTTCCGGGCAAGATATTTAGAAGACAATCTGGGGTAACAGGAACAGCTATCAATGGACTAAAGTTTCCAAACACAGCACCAGAAAACTTACAGATGTATCAGATAAGCCGACAACTGGCTGACGAACAAACTGGTATACCTTCTATACTACACGGACAAACAGGTGTAACAGGAACAGGAAGAACTGCTGCAGGGCTATCTATGTTGATGGGTGGAGCAAACCTGTCGATGAAAACTGTTATAAAAAATATAGATGATTATATGCTTAAGCCATTAGGTGAAGCATACTTTCAGTGGAACATGCAGTTCAATGACACCACACCTGAAATACAGGGTGACTTAGAAATAAAGCCCGGTGGTACAAACTCAATAATGCAGAAAGAAGTACGAAGTCAAAGACTGACAGCGTTGTTGCAAACTGTATCCAATCCAATGTTAGCACCATTTATTAAGTTGCCAAACTTAATGAGAGAGTTAGCTATCGCACAGGACATTGATCCTGACAGCTTAGTAAATAATTTAAACGAAGCACAACTATATGCAGAACTATTAAAGGGGTTACAAAATGCTCAACAAACAGCAAGCCAGCAAACTCAGCCCACTGGTCAACAACCAACAGGCATGGGTGGCACTGGAGGAACACCTCCAGCACCTAACAGAAATGACGGTGCAAGCGTTGATGGCAGCCCCACTGGAGTCGGAGCTACGCCAACTGCAGGGGAAGCTTCGTTTACTGGAAACCCTCAAAGGGTTGAAGAGTGAGTATATGGCCGCACAAAATTTAAAGGATAACTAATGATAGACGCACCTGTTTTTCCAATAATTAACAACCCCAATGAGTATAGGCGAGGAAAGTTTAGTTTCTTTCATACGTATTTTAAGTCTTTATATCCTAGCATGTATAATGATATGTTAAAAAATATGGGGCAAGACACAGAACCTACACCAGATCCTGCACCACAACCTACAGATCCTATAATGATGCAACCTCAAAGACAAGAAAAATCTGCTGAAGAAATTGCCGCAGCAAATAAAATAAGGATGCAGGATAGACTTGCAGGTAAGTATACAATTCAAGGACAAGTTGTAGGGCAACAATTACCAGAGTTCACAGGGGATGAAAAAGGAATTAATCCTGTAGTTAATAAATGGATAACAGGAAAAGAATCAGATGATGTTTTTGAAGGGTTAGGTAAATTAGGAAAAGTAAGTATATTTAGGGGATTAAGTAAACTTAATAATCCAGCTCACGAAAAAAATATTCAACAAATGATACAGAGTAAAGGCGAAATGGGTGGTGCTGCAATGTTGTACGATCCATCAACAAATAGTTATGTTGGTGTTAGCTTAAATGAACAAGATTTAGGAGAACAAACAGCTTCACTTATTAAAGGTATCACAGGTATTGATTCAAATAAACGATATAATTTTGTTGGTAATTTACCCCCTGTTGCAGTATTTGGTGGTGAGGTCTACGATACGACAAATGCAAAAGATAGACAAAACTTAATATTGGCTATTAAGAGTGAAGCTCCAAAACAATTTAATGAGTATATTAATAGAGTTGAGACAAATGTAACAGGAACAGAACAATCATTAGATGTCTTTCAAAAAGATACTAGAGAACAAACATCTACAGATGAAACGGTATATAGTTCTGCAGGGTTAGACGATGCGGCAAAACAACGTGCATTAGATGCAGCACGTGATGATAGAGAGCGAGAAAGAGCAGAAGCTCAAGGTAAAGCAGATGCAGTAAAAATTTCTGACAAGGTAATTCAAGATCAATTTAAAGCTGAATATGACCTTAGAGAATTTAACACTGGTGGCTTTATAGGTGGAATGAACCCAGATCAGGTAACAGATGCACAAACTGTAGCTGATGATTACCCAATAGATTCTGATGATGGCGACTTTATGATTAATGCCGCAGCGATAGAAAAAGATCCACAAAGATTTAATGAGATTATATCTGCAGGATTACAAAAGGCACGAGAAAAAGGTATTGAAGTTGGAGATATTTCAGGAGTTGGTATGGATGAGTCTGGAGATGTATTAGCATCTAAAGGTGAGTTTCTTGTTAAAAAACCTCTTGCTGAAACTATTGGATACGACACATTAAATCAATTTAATGATCAAGGCAAATCAGAAGTTGACAGACGAGTTGCAGCATCAGGTGGGTTTTTAGATGGATACGCAAATGGGGGAGAAGTTGACCTTCCTGCTACTCGACCTAGTGCTGGGTTGCTTAATTTATATGATGCAATAAAAGAAAGATTTCCCGGAGGACTTGAACCTGCAAGAAAAACAACAAAAGAGTTTTTAAATCAAATGTCTGATGAAGAAGCTTTAGCTTTAACAGCTATTACAGAAGCCAGTATCTTAGGTGAAAAAGGACTTGAGAGTGTAATGCATGTTGTAAACAACAGAATAAACTCTGACTATCAAGATTTTAAAAGCCAGTTTAATGTAAAAGATGTATTGAACAGACAAACTGCTGGTGGTGCATTTCAATTTACAGGGCTTGAGATAAAAGGTGACAAAAACTTTGCTGATCTACGAACACACGTAACCGAACTTGTAACAAACCCAAAAGCATACAGAAATTATATGAAAACTGTTGACATAGCAAGAGATGTGTTAGCAGGAAAAAGAAAAGATTTTACAGGTGGAGCATTGTTTTATTATAATCCAAAAGCTTCTACCTCAGAAGATTTCAAAAATAAAGTAGCAGATAGAACTTATGTGCCTATATATTATATGAGAGGAAAAGGATCACAACATATTTATTTTTCTCCTCAAGATATATATAGACCTGAGTTACCTGTATCTAAACCAGAAACTCCTGCTAAAAGGATACAGAAGAAATTTGCACAACCCAGTTTTTTAGACGATAAAGTTGATTTAAGTGGACAAGGTATGTTTGGAACATACTTACAAAATAGACCTTCTTTACAATATTAACTCCGTTTAAAACTAACGTAGCTACCTGCAATAATGCAGCCCTACATAACCGAGCAGCCACCCCAAGCCATGTGGCACTGCTAGAAGGAGAATTATCATGGCAAAAAAACCAAGCGGCCACAGAGCTAATAAAAACAATGATTCCTTTGGAACTATAAATAACGAAAACCTGTACAGAAACGCATATCGTAAAGACGTTTACAAAGATGATGAAGAACAGGAAGTAGAAACACCCCCTGCTGAAGAAGCAGCCACGGTAAAAGAAAATACAAGTTTCGTTGAGTCAAAACAAGCTGACGAAGTTGACTTTAAAAAAAGATATGATGATTTAAAAAAGCATTATGATCAAAAACTTGAGACATGGAAGACTGAAAAAAGCGAATTAGAAAACGCAATAAAAGAATCCGTAGCTCAAAAAACTAATGTTCAGATGCCAAAAACTCCAGAGGAGTTAGAAGAATTTAAAACAGCATATCCAGATGTGTACGCAGTTGTACAGACTGTTGCTCATCAACAAGCCGAAGAAAAATCAAAAGAACTTCATCAAGAGTTGGAAACAATTCGTGAACGTGAAAAGAATTTGGTTGTTCAGAAAGCTTATGAAGAACTACTGAGAAAGCATCCTGATTTTGATGACATTAGAAAAGACAAGAAGTTTCTTGATTGGTTAGAGACACAACCTGCATCTTTAGCAGATGGTATATATAAAAACAACACAGATGCTTTATGGGCATCTAGAGTTATAGACCTCTACAAAGCAGATGCTGGCATAGTTAAAAAACCAAAAGCAGTAAAACCAACTGCAGCATCAGCAATAACTCCTGCAAAAGCAAGAGAGGTAACTGTTGATTCTAACGCTGGTAAACGCATATGGAAAGCTTCTGAGATTTCTAGACTCAAAGCACAGGAGTTTGAACGTTTTGAAAAAGACATTGATTTAGCTAGAATAGAAGGTCGTATTGATTTTAATTCTTAATTTTAACAACTTTTAAAGGGGAAAAGCGATGGCTTTTGATACATCAGCAGGTTATGCTAACCTGCCTAGTGGTAATTTTACACCGTCTATTTTTAGCCAAAAAGTTCTTAAATTCTTTCGCAGAGCATCGGTTGTAGAAGATATAACTAATACAGACTATGCTGGCGAAATTGAGAACTTTGGCGATACGGTTAATATTATCAAAGAACCGACAATCACAGTTTCATCTTATACAAGAGGTGCTGTGGTTAACACTCAAGACTTGGCAGACGACCAAATTACTATGGTTGTTGACCAAGCAAACGCATTTGCGTTTAAGATTGATGACATTGAAGAACGTCAATCACACGTTAACTTTGAAGCATTGGCTACATCATCTGGTGCATACTCTCTCAAGAGAAAGTATGATGCGAATGTTTTAGATTTAATGGCAACCAACGCAGGTCTAAACGGAGAATCAGGTGCGACTACAAAACAAATTTCAGGTATCGGAACATTAGGTTCTGCTCTTGATATTGGTGGTGCAACTACTCCGGGAGATACTGCTGTAAATACAATGCTTGTAATGGCAAGTGCATTAGACGATCAATCTGTTCCAGAAGAAAACAGATGGTTTGTTGCACCACCATTATTCTATAAGCATCTATTCTCAGCAGGTGCAAAATTTGCCGAAGTTCAAGTAACAGGCGATCAGACATCACCATTAAGAAATGGTCTTGTGTCTCTTGGTAACATTGCAGGATTTTCATGCTACAAGACTACAGCATTAAATTCAACTGCTGGTACTGATGAGGTAACAATATCAGGTCTTGCTACTGATGGTTCTGAAAACGTTCTATTAGCTGGACATATGTCATCAACTGCTACTGCATCTCATATTGCAAAGACTGAAGTAGTTCGATCAACAGAAAGTTTCTCTGACGTAGTTAGAGGACTTCACGTGTTTGGTCGAAAGGTACTCAGACCTGAAGCAATGTGTCGTGCTGTCGTTAGCTTAGATTAAGGGGGGGATTAACTTATGGCTACATATAATAACACCATTACTGGTGGTGGCACTACAGGTCACATATCTGACGCTGCTAAAGCTTACGTTAGAACTTCTAAAGTTTGGGATACTGCTGATGGTGGTACAGGTGGAGATGTTGTTCAAATGATGGACATCCCTGCCGACACTATGATTATCGGTGGATGCCTTGAAGTTCTTGAAGCTAGAGGTAACGGACAGATAACTTTGGATCTAGGGTATACTGGTGGAGATGTTGATACATTTATTGATGGATCAGCATGTGCTGCTGGGTTTTCACCTTTCCTAAACGCTGCAGTTGGAGCATCTGGGGCAAACCCAAAAATGCTTACTTCTGCAGATACTATTGATGCACTCATCCTTGATGGTGGGTCATCTGGGGAAAGTGCGTTACGTTTTCGTATTCACGTTGTAATGTGTGACGTTTCTAAAAACCCAGTAGAATCTGCAACAGTTTCAACTGGAACTTAATACTTTTTATGAGGGGGCAGGGTAACTTGCCCCTTCTAACTTTAACAAGGAAGTTAAATGTTACTTCAATTACTAACTCCAGAAGAGGTAGACTTCTGTGTCAAAAATACCTGCCAAATGGAAGATGGCTCAAAATCTAAGCCACTCACAGGATCAAAAAATAATGAAGAATCAACAAACATGCCTGATAAGGTACGTGAATTAATAACACAAAGAATATACAATAATCCATTTGTTGATGCAGTAATAAACCCTACAAAAGTATCGGTAAATTTTTATAACCAATACAATGAAGGGGGGCATTATGATAAACATATAGATAACTTCAAAGCTGAACCCAAAATAAATAATACATATTTTGACTATGGATTTTCTATATGCTTAAATAGTGATTACGATGGTGGAGAATTTATTGTTGATAATGAAATAGGTCAGATACCCTATAAGTTACAAGCAGGACAAGTTCTTTTCTTTCCTATAATATATGCTCATACAGTCGCACCAATTAAAAAAGGAGTGCGAAAAGCAATTATAGGTTGGATGTCTACTAACATAACATATGAACAAACCTATATACTGCGTAACATATATGATGTTAATATGCATTTTGTAAAAGAAAATAATAATGAAATGGCTGTAAAGTCTACTTTAACACAAAACTATTTAAAAAAGTTATGGGGAAAATAACTTAAATTGATCTGGATTCTAATAGTATTTTTAATAGGAACAGACGTAAAAGAAGAAATATATTTTCAAGATTTAAATATTTGTTTAGAATATTCTAATAAAGTACAAAACCAAAACAACCATCAAAGAGTTGCAGGGGATAAAATATACATTAAAGCATACTGTATCCCAAAGAAAGAGAATAAATAATGGCATCTAAAAAAGGCGATATGAAAGGTCACACTATAAAGGGTGGACACAAGCGACCCACTAAAGCAGGTGCTGGAATGACTAAGAAAGGTGTTGCAAAATACCGAAGAGATAACCCCGGAAGTAAACTTAAAACAGCCGTTACAGGTAAAGTTAAAAAGGGAAGTAAAGATGCAAAGCGTAGGAAATCATATTGTGCTAGATCTGCAGGACAAATGAAAAAGTTTCCTAAAGCAGCAAAAAATCCAAACAGTCGATTACGACAAGCAAGGAGAAGGTGGAAATGTTAAAAGGGGGTCAAAAAAAATTAGATAAGAATAAAGATGGCAAAATTAGTGGTGCTGACTTTAAGCTTATGAAAAAAGGTGGAAAGAAAAAATCCACTAAAAAGAAAAAAGGTGCAACACCTAAAAATAAAGCTTTATATGCAAGAGTAAAAGCTGAAGCAAAAAGAAAATTTAAAGTATACCCATCAGCATATGCAAATGCGTGGTTAGTGCGTACGTATAAGAAAAGGGGTGGAACTTACGCATAATGGCTAAACCCAAAGGTGGACTAACAAAATGGTTCAAAGAAGATTGGCGAGATGTTAAAACTGGCAAGAAGTGTGGCAGATCTGGTAAGGAAAAGAAATCTAGACCGTATCCTGCGTGTCGCCCTAAATCTGTAGCGAAAAGGATAAGCAAAGCAGAAGCACGTAAGAAAACAGGACCTAAAGCTGTAAAATGGTCTGTAACTGCTTCTGGGAGAAAACGCAAAAAAACAAGGAGAAAAGCGTAGTGTGGATTCCAGTAATTACAATTTTATGGGCATTGGGGGATAATGCAACATGGGTAAACTTTCCAATGGTTAATTTTCCATTTACTTCATCAGATAATTGTTACAAGTATGTAGCAAAGGTAAGATCTAGTATAACACAAGATCCTCAATATTTAAACGGATATAGCACTTGCGTATACATTGGTAAACCAACAGGAGAAAACACATAATGTTTCAAGCATTGTTAGGACCGATAAGTGAACTTGCAGGATCATTCATGCAAGGACAGATAGAGAAACAGAAAGCTAAAGCAACATTAGCACAAACCAAAGCTGCAGCAGAAGCAGAGATTATGAAGACTGCGGCAACCCATGATTCAAAGTGGGAAATAATAATGGCACAGGGTACTCAAAACTCGTGGAAAGATGAAGTGATTACAATCGTGGTGTTGATTCCAACAATTTTAGTATTCATTCCCGGTATGGAAGATGTGGTTAAAAACGGATTTCAACGACTTAATGAATTACCAGAGTGGTATACGTATCTTTTATTCTTAACAGTTTCTGCTGGATTAGGAATAAAAGGAATAGATAAATTTAAAAATATGAGGAGTAAATAATGGCTGGAATGAAGAAGTCTAAAGCAATGGCTAGAGGTGGTAAAAAATCTAAGGCTATGGCAAAAGGGGGTATTGCAAAAGGCATAGCTAAAATTAAAGGTAAGAATGGTGCTAAAACAAAAATGAAGTATGGTGGCAAGAAATCTAAAGCTATGGCTAGAGGTGGCAAGAGATAATTAGTGTCATACCTTATAAGTAACGTACCCCATTTTCATTGTTGGGTACGTAAAGAGTTTACTTGCAATCATCAAAGGTATCATGGCGAATTTCTACACGCTATGGTTATTGCAGTAAACACTATCCCAGACCGATCACTAAGTTTTCAAGTTGTATTTACAGGATGTGAATCAGATTTAGAAGACGGTATGGAAAATATACATGGGGGAGCAATGTGGGCTAGGATGCCAATACAAGCTTTGGTAGCCGACATTCCTGTAGATGAATGGCCCACTCCCATGCAAGATCATTTAGCACAACCTTGGGATTGTGAATCAAGACATCATAGCGTTATTGTGATGGATAGAGTAAGTTCTAGTCCGTGGTTATGCAAGATAGATAACGAGTTTTACAAAGGTAAATACCTATTCACTGTAGACTACACAGATAGTGATATAGCTGATGATCCTGCACAACACAAACAAAGTCATGTGTTATATCTTACAGATGCAGGAGAGTGGACAGGTAATTTAGTTGCATTACCAAATAACAGAGTTCGTGCAACAAGTCCTGCTTTATGGAGAACAGGTGAAGGTCCTCCAGACTTTGCACCATCTCAGTGGACACACTCTGCTGAACAACATGAAAGTTATTTAGATCCACATATTACATTTAATAATTTGTATCAGGAGAGTGATTAATGGCTTGTAAATGTGGAAAAGAAGTATGTAGTTGTTCACAAGATTTAATTCCTGATAAAATGGCATACCAAGTAAATAAAAGGAGAATGGCTTGGGTTTTAATTATTCTTATGGGTATTACCACTATCCTAACTTTAGCATTTCCAAACAGACTTGCAGAAGCAGAGAGTATCCTTATGACACAATACATAAGTATGTGTGGTTTAGTAGGGGCATATTTTGGTTTTAGTGCAATTAGTGGAAGAAAATAATGGTTTATGGAAGGAATTTTACAATACTGGGAGCAACTAATATTTTTTCTCGGTGCTTTAGTTGTAGCTGTTAAGTTGCATACTGAAGTAACTACATTAAGAAAGGATGTAGATAAGCTGGAAGAAGATTGTAAAAGTGCTAATGAAAAAATACAAACTAATTTTGTAAGTTCGGTAAGAACCGAAAGTGCAGTTAAAGAAACAGAAAAAAAAATAGAATCTTTATTTATATTACATAATAAAAAGGAATAATAGTGGAAACAATAATAGATAGACTACGTGTAGAATTAGAACAAGATGAAGGTTGCAAGTACCACATATATTTAGATCATTTAGGACTAGCCACAGGAGGGATAGGGCATTTGATTAAAGAGTCTGATCCAGAGCATAGTAAACCTGTAGGTACAGTTATAAGTAAAGAACGAGTTGATGAATGGTTTGAACAGGACATTATGACTACAATACATGACTGTAAAAAAGTATTTGATGATTGGAATGCTATGGATGAACAAGTAAAACTAATCATGGCAAATATGATGTTTAATCTCGGATACCCAAGATTTTGCAAATTTAAACTAATGATACAGGCTGTAAGAGATGGCGACCACATCGAAGCCGCAAATCAAATGAAACAGAGCAGATGGTACAAACAGGTAACAAACAGAGCAGAAAGACTGATAAGCCGAATGAAAGGTGTCGATTTACACAAATAGAACTTATCAAGCAACAAGACAGGGAAAAACATAAGCTAACCTTGTCTCAATATTTTAAACCTAGAGACAGGGAATTTAAAGGATATAAACATGCTTGACCCAATCACCCTATCTGCCGCTGTTAGTGGGGCAACAGCCGCATATAATGGCATAAAAAAAGCCATTATGATGGGTAAGGAAATTGAAGATTTAGGATCTCAATTGTCCACATGGATGTCGGCTGTAAGTGATGTAGATAACATTCACAAAAATGCAAACAGTCCTTCAACGTTTGATAAACTATTTAATGGCTCAATTGAACAAGTTGCAATAGAGTCTTTCGCAAGTAAAAAGAAACTTGCAAAGCAAAGAGAAGAACTTAAAAATTTTTTAGTGGCACATTACGGAACAAAGGCATGGGATGATTTGATCCGTGAAGAAGGTCGTATAAGACGAGCTAGAAAGGAAGCTGTGTATGCTAGGGAAGAAAAAAACAGACAGATACGAGACTATACCATCATAGGCATTGCATCACTCATAGGATGTGGAGCATTGGGATGGATGGTATGGATAATAACTCTTTCCGTTTAGCTTTACTCACATTAGCTTTTGTTATTTATATCCTGTTAGGGATAAGTGAAGCAAGAGGTGAAATGACGACTTGTAGATTAGCAAGTCAAATACTGGGGAACAAACAACGTGTGTGTGTATTTATTGGAGCAAACAATACTCAATATCGAGAATACCTTCCGTATGATGCTGGAGAGTGTCCAAGAGAGTATCAATGCCCTTATAGACCGAATGAAGAACCCTTTGACATAAAAAGTGTAATAAAAAGCATAAAAGACCAATTTAAATGATAAAGGTTGCAATTTATTTCGTATACATATATACTAGAATATGAAGCAGTTGTGTAAAGAAGCGTTTGAGTTTGCTATGAAAAAAGCAACTACCGAACAACAAAAAGATCAAATCATAAAAAACTTTAAAGAAGTTTACAAATTAATTTATAAATTAGAGAAACAAGATGGCAAGCACGTATCTGACACTCGTAAATAATGTGTTGAGAGATGTTAATGAAGTTGAACTAACCAGTTCTAATTTTGGTAGTTCAAGGGGTATACAAACATCTGTAAAAGATTTTGTGAATAGATCTATATCAGATATAATTAACTCTGAACTTAACTGGCCCTTTACACGATCAGAAGGTTCACTAGATCTTACATCTGGAAAACAACTATATGCATTTGCTACTGTTTCATCTTCTTTAAAATATCTTGATTATGATACTGTATTTTTACAACCAAAAGATTATATTACAAACGGTGATTACGAAGTTTCTGGATCGGCATCAATAACTGGCTGGACAACTGTATCAGGTAGCCCTGCAGCTAGTTCTAAATTTGGCAACACACTTAAATTAACAAGTGCATCTGCTACACAAGAAATATCAGATCTTGTTGTGGGTAAAGCATACGAAGTTATAGTTAAATTATCTGGTGCAACAATAGTTGCTACTATTGGAACATCTTCTGGGGGTTCGCAAACTAAATCTCAAACCATAACAATAAGTAATGCAAATGAATCATCTTATACAAGTTTTACATTTACTGCAACGGCTGTAACTCATTTTGTTACATTAACAGAAAGTTCAGGGTCTAACGCTTTTGTAGGATTTATTAGCCTTACAGAAGATGACGTAAACCCAAAACGATTAAAATATTTAACATATGAAGAATGGAATGATAACTTTAGAGAAAAAGACTCTGCAGCATCTACTGATAAACTTGGTGAGCCAGAATATGTTTACACCACATACAATGATGAAGTAGGATTGAGTCCTGTACCAGATACAGATAATTTATCAATAAAATTTGATTATTATATTACACATACAGATTTATCTGGGGCTACAGACACTTCTATTATACCAACAAGATTTGAACCAGTAATAATTGCACGATCTAGATACTATGCTTTTATGTTGCGTTCTGATTTACAAAACGCACAGTTTGCAAACAAAGAATATCAAGATGGTGTTAAAAGAATGAGAGTTGAACTCATTAACAGAAAAAACTATGTGAGGGCTGTGTAGATGCCTGATCTGTCTCAAACTCAACCTTTTGCATTTACCTGTGAGGGTGGACTTGTTAAAAACAGATCTACATTTATTATGCAACCCGGACAAGCGTTAGAGTTGTTAAATTTTGAACCTGATATAAAAGGTGGGTATAGAAGAATAAATGGGTTTAAAAACTACGTAAACCAAATAGTACCTCAAACATCTGCTAGTTCAGAAAAAGTTTTGATGTCTGCGTTGTTTAACAATAACATTGTTGCGGCCAGAGGAGAAAAGATATTTACTTCAGCATCTACTGAGTTAGGAACATTAAGCACTAATGCTATAGCTGCCGATACTTCAATGACAGGTTCTAGCACAATTACAGTTAAAAGCACATCAGGGTTTAGTTCAAGTGGAACATTACAAATTAATTCAGAACAATTTACATACACTGGAAAAACGGCAACAACATTTACAGGAGTTACTAGAGCAGTTAATAGTACAACAGCTGCAGCTCACTCAGCAAGTGGAGAAACTGCTCAAACAGTTGTATCCGAAAGTTGGACAGTAAGAGATACTGGAAGAACAAACGCTGGGAAATATACGTTTGAAAGATTTAATTTTGACGGAAATGAAAAATTAATTGTTACTGATGGAGTTAATGATCCAACAGTTTTTAACACATCTTTTTCAGCAACAGATGTTACTGAATCAAGTGTAGAAGGTGCAAAATTTGTAACAGCATTTAGAGAACATATGTTCTATGCTGGTATGTCTAGTACACCACAAGAAATAATATTTAGTCAACCTTTTGATGAAGATGCTTTTAATACAGGCAGTGGTGCAGGATCTGTAAAAGTTGATGATACCGTTGTTGGATTAAAAGTTTTCCGTGAAAATTTATTTATATTTTGTGAAAACAGAATATTTAAATTAACAGGAAGTTCATCAACAGATTTTGCAATAGCTCCTGTTACAAGAGATATAGGATGTATAAATGGAGATACAATACAAGAATTTGCAGGTGACTTAATATTCTTAGGACCTGATGGATTAAGAACAGTTGCTGGTACTGCAAAAATTGGTGACGTTGCATTGGGTACAGTTAGTTCTAATGTACAATCTTTGTTTGATGAAAATATTATAGATTCTAATTTATTTGATTCTGTAGTTATAGCTGACAAAACACAGTATAGAATTTTTTTTACAAAAGATGATTCGGCTGAGTCTTTTACAGATGGTGTTATTTGTGTAATGAAAGGACAAAACTTTGAATTTTCAGAAATACGTGGGATAAAACCATCATGCACAGATACATTTGTTGAAACAGGTGATATATTAGTTGTTCATGGAGGATTTGATGGATATGTTTATAGACAAGAAAAAGGCAATGATTTTAATGGAGTTTCAATAAAAGGTAGGTATAGAAGTCCAGATTTAACATTTGGTGATCCGGGCATACGAAAACATATGCATCGTGTTATTTTAAACTATGCACCAGAATCGTCTATTAATGCTGATATGTTTGTAAGATATGATTACGAAGGTAAGGATTCAGCTAGACCTGCAGCTTATCCACTAGATTCTACAGACATCGTTGCAATATACGGAACATCAAGTTATGGAACACCTACATATGGTGGTGCATCACAACCACTTATAAGGCAACCAGTAGAAGGTTCAGGATTTGCAGTAGCATTAAGAGTAAACGACAACGCAACAACAGCACCATATTCATTGAAAGGATTTGGTCTAGAATATCAAGTAGGGGCAAGAAGGTAAATGGGAGCAACATATACACGACAGTCATCTTATACTGACGGTGACGTAATCACAGCAGCACATACCAATGATGAGTTTGACCAACTATTAGCAGCTTTTCAAGCAAGCACAGGACACACTCACGATGGCACTGCAAATGAAGGTGGGGCTATAACTAAGTTATTAGGTAACACATTAACCTTTGGTGCAGGAACTGCAGGAACAGACATTGCAATTACATTTGATGGAGAGAGCAATGATGGTGTGCTTACATGGATGGAAGACGAAGACTATTTTAAGTTTTCAGATGATATATTAATTATAGATGATGAACAATTAATATTTGGTTCAGATTCAAATGTTGCAATTAGTTATGATGAAACTACAACTGATTCTCTAAAAATAGCTGCAACTGAAGGTGCAGGTTTAGCTATTACATTAATGGCTGACGAAGGGGATGATGCAGGAGATGAATGGAAATTAAATATAGCTGATGGTGGCACACTAACATTAGGTAATGATATAGCGAGTGCAGGAAGTTATGTAACACATCTTACTTTAACTCCTAATTCTACAGTAGCTAACTCTACATTAGCTGTAGCAGGTAACTTAACTGTAGGTGGAACATTAACACTAGGTTCAGGTGCAGAGTTAGCTGAAGCTGAATTAGAAATGCTTGATGGCATTACTGCAGGTACTGTTGCTGCTAGTAAGGCTATGGTTGTAGATGCTAATAAAGATATAGGAACAGTTCGTAACCTAACCATAGATGGTACATTTTCCGATGGCAACTATACTTTTGATACAAGTGGTAATGTTAGTGGTTTAGGAACTATATCTTCAGGTGCTATAACAACATCAGGTGTTCTTGATATAACAAATACTACTGATTCTAGTGATGCTACAGGAGATACAGGAGCATTAAGAACTGAAGGTGGTGCAAGTATAGCCAAAAAGCTATATGTAGGTACAGATTTAGATGTAGATGGTACAACTAATTTAGATGCTGTTGACATTGATGGTGCAGTTCAGATTGACTCAACTGTAACTATTGGTGCAGATGACCAAGGCTATGACATCATTTTCTATGGGGATACAGCTTCTGCTAATATGACTTGGGATACATCTGCTGATGATTTAATATTTAACGGTGCAGCACGACTTGTTGTTCCTGAAGGACAATTAGTATTAGGAAGTACAGCCGTATCTTCAACAGCTACAGAGTTAAACTTGCTTGATGGTGTATCAGGATTAGTACAAGCCGATTTTACTAAACTTGCCGCTGTTGATTCGACAGCAGGTGAACTTAATATTATAGATGGTGATACAAGTGCAACATCAACGACATTAGCAGACGCTGATAGAGTTGTAGTAAATGACAACGGAACAATGGTTCAGGTTGCTCTAACTGACTTTGAAACATACTTTGAGTCAGCTTTAGATACACTTTCTAATGTAACTACTGTAGGTGCGTTAAATAGTGGTTCAATAACAAGTGGCTTTGGTGCTATTGACAATGGCTCAAGTGCTATAACAACTACAGGCACTATAACAGGTGGTTCTTTAGATATATCAGGTAATGCAGATATTGATGGAGTAACCAATTTAGATAATACAGACATAGACGGTACGCTTGTTGTTGATGGTTCTAATATATCATTAGACAGTACATCTACTTTAAACATAGATAACTCTAATACATCTAACGGAATAACAATCGGAACAGCAACGTCAAGTGTTCCAATATCTATAGGGCATACTACATCTGAAGTAACAGTTAATGATAACCTTACAGTTACAGGTGACTTAACAGTATCAGGCACAACAACTACTGTAAACTCAACAACCGTAAACTTAAATGACCACAATATTGTACTTGACAGTGGTAACAGTACATCTGCTGTAATTAATGGTGCAGGTATTACAATAGAAGGTGGTTCAGGTGATGATGCCACATTTAGCTACAACACAACAGGCCCTAAGTTTGAACTAAAATTAGGTTCTAGTTACGAAACCTTACAAGTTGACCAACTTATTGCAGATTCATTAGATATAGAGGGCAATATAGATGTCAATGGTACAACTAATTTAGATGCAGTTGATATAGATGGTGCTGTTGATATGGCAACAACTCTTGGTGTAACTGGTAATTTAACATTAGGTGCTAAATTAATTATGCCTGATGTAACAAATGCTAAAATATTAGTATCAGATGGAACAAGTTATGAAGAAGTAGCAGTATCAGGTGACGTTACAATAGCTAACACAGGTGCTGTAACAATCGCTAGTGGTGCAGTTGAAACTGCCATGATTGCTGGAGATGCAATAACAGAAGCTAAAATTGCTGATGATGCTGTTGAAAGTGAACATCTAAATAACAACGTAATATCTGGTCAAACAGAAATCACCAGTGGTTTAGCTGATGCAGATGAGTTGCTTTATTCTGATGCTGGAACACTTAAAAAAGTTGGGATGGATACTCTCAAAACTTATTTTTCTGCTGTTGCAGGAAGTAGTTCTATTGTCACAACTGGTGCATTAGATAGTGGTAGCATCACAAGTAATTTTGGAAGTATTAATAACGGCTCATCTGCCATTACAACCACAGGAACAGTTACCTACGGCAGTCTTAGTGACGGTTCAATAACGATTACAGCGTTTGTTGATGAAGACGATATGAATAGTAACAGTGCTACTTTAGTTCCTACCCAACAATCTGTTAAGGCTTATGTTGATGACAATTCTGGGGGTATGAGTAGCTTTGTTATTGAAGATGGAGATACAACAGAAGTTAGTATAACTAATGGCAAAGAAATTAAGTTTGTTGAAGGTGGTGGTATTAACATTAACTGGACAGACACTTCAACTGGTTCAGATGCTGACCCTTATGATTTAACATTTACCATAAATGCAGCACAGACAGATATTACTTCAATTCATGCAACTGATTTAATTATAGGTGAAGATTCACAAACTGCTGTTGATTTTGGAACAGCAAATGAAATAGATTTTAAAGTTGATAATGCAGTAAGATTAACATTAACAACAGGGGCTTTACGACCTGAAACTAATAATCAAATAGACTTAGGAACTTCTAGTTTAGAATTTAAAGATGCTTTCTTTGATGGAACAGTAACTTCTGATGCTTTTGCTGGACCTTTGACAGGTGATGTAACAGGTAATGCAGATACAGCTACAGCGTTAGCTACAGGTAGAACTATTGCAATGACAGGAGATGTTGCGTGGACATCTGCTAGTTTTGATGGGTCAGGTAATGTAACAGGCAGTGCTACAATACAGGCTGATGCAGTAGAACAATCTATGATAGCTGATGATGCTGTAGGTGCAGACCAATTAGCATCAAATGCTGTAGTCAACGCAAGTGTAGCATCAGGTGCAGCGATAGCCTTTAGCAAGATGGCAAACCTTACAACTGGAAGAGCTTTGGTGTCTGATGGTAGTGGAGATGTTTCAGTAAGTGCTGTTACTTCAACAGAAGTAGGATATTTAGATGGTGTATCATCTAATATTCAAACACAATTAAATGCAAAAGCAACAACAGATGATGCGACAGCATTAGCAATAGCACTAGGATAATTTGCTTTACAAATTACTAATTTTAGTGTTTAATTATATAAAAAGGAGAAAATAAAATGGCAAATTCGGCAACAGTTAATATAACTGCAACATTGCTGCCTGACACAATATCAAAAGTTATAGAGGGCAGTACAACTATTAGTCCTGCTGATGCTAATGATAAATGGTATTATAAATTTACCAATGTATCTAATTCATCAACAGATTTAATAGCTGGATATTTTTTAGATTATGCTGGAGTAGATGATGATACATCTCCTACAGCAGTTCATGCAAATGACAAAGTAAATTTTTTATTTATTAAAAACACTCATGCAAGTGCAGATGTTTATATTGTTATTGATGCAGGTACAGCTTCAACTTCAGTAGGTGATGGAATTAAAATAGCTGCTGGACATTCGTGGTTTGGTAATTTACCAAATACAACAGTGGCAGATGTTCATGCGATTACATCAACAGGAACAGTTGATTGTGTAGTTGCTGCTTTATTAGATGATGTTGGTTAAATATGGCAAACACATTTAAATTAAAAAGTAAATCAGGTGTAAGTACACAAGCCTTTACTTTGCAGACTTTATACACAGTTCCAAGTTCAACTACAACAATTATCTTATCCCTTAACCTTTGCAACAATCATAGTGAAGCAGTAAAGGCAACAGTTAATATTGAAAGTAATACTTCAGATACTGAAACAAATTCAGATGTAAATATTCAGAAAGATATAGTTGTTGGTGGTGGTGGTAGTGTTGAGATGATGACAGGAAATAAATACGTTTTACAAGCAACAGATGTTTTAAAAATTTCAAGTTCTGTTGCTGGTATGTTAGATGCTTCTTTATCAATAATGGAAATTACGTGATAAAAACACCAAATTTTCAAGGCACTCATTTATGGAATAGACTATGTTGGGCAAAAGAAAATCTTGAGCCTGTTAAAAGTGATATTAAAGTTGTATATGAAGACCCAAAAGACATGGAAAATCCAGCAAAGGTGTTATCTCCTGACCCTAACTGGATGGCTTGTGCAATTCAAGGTGGTATTCTGCCACCTGTAGAAGTATATTGGGAACTAGCAAAAGATGAAGCACAACCTAACTTTGTAAAGCATACAAGAGGGTATTTATTGCATAACACTAAACCTGTTGAAGCAATGACAGAAGAACAAGCAATAGAATACTTAATCCAAAAAGATATTCCACAACGTGTATGGCGAACATGGAATGAGGGTAATAAACCAAAAATGGTTATATGCCGAGCACATCAACTGCCTAAACACCGTCAATGGCGAGATGCATGGCAAATTAGAGATGACATTAAATTAGTAGCATAGGAGTTAATATGACAAGTTTAATTATAGATAAAGATGGCAACCAGATTGATGCTTCAAGTGTTTCATCAAAGCCATCAGACAGACATTTTAGAAATGCTTGGGCAATATCAGGTAAAGTTATAGCTGAAGACATGACTAAGGCTAAAGAAATATTTAAAGATAAGATAAGGGAAGTAAGAAAACCTTTATTGGAAGCTGAAGATGTTGTGTATATGAAAGCAATGGAAGCAGATGATAGTTCTGCCAAGACTGCAAGTGTAAATAAGAAGAAAGCATTAAGAGATGCACCAGCTAATAGTGCAATAACAAATGCAGATACAATTACCAAGTTAAAAGCTGCTTGGGATACATCAGTGCTTGGCACTAACCCTTATGCATAGGAGATAATATGTCAAATCAAACATATAAAGGTAAAAATTATGATGCTAAATCATATGAACCAGTTGTAAGAATTAATTCTCATAAAATTTTAACAAATGTTTTAATTGATACAGATGACAGGGCAGTTTCTGCTGGAGATATAACAATAGTAGACCCTGCCAAAGTAACTGTTAAAGGACAGTGGACAATCGTATGAGTAAATTATCTGTAGATGAAATTAGTGGTAGACAAACTGCTGGTAGCATTACTCTTTCACTTGAAAATGATAACAGTCAAGTATTACAACAAGGAGTAGCTAAAGCTACTGTTTCTGCTGCTTTAGATGGAACAGTTGCAAATGCTGATGCATCTCTTAATATAAGTGGTATAGCAGATGGTTCTACTGGATTAAATACTATAACAGTAGCAAATCCTTTTTCAGCGGCAAAAGCTGCAGTGCCTAGTGCGACTATCCATGATGGCAGTTATTCTAGAGCAATTAATGTTAATGATGCTTCAGCTTCAGCATTTATAACTAGAGCATTTGTTGCAGATAGTGGTTCTTTAACAGATGATAATGTTGATACTGCTGTAGTAATTCATGGAGATTTAGCGTAATGGCAAGTGAACTTAAAGTAGATAAATTTACAGGTGTTAGTACGGCTGATGTGATTTCTGTCACTACAGGAAGTGCTACAACAACTTTACAAGCAGGAATGATAAAACATAGAGCACATCATCTTGCAGGTACACTCTCTTCTGGTTCTTTAAATTGTTCATCAATAACAGATAATGGAACAGGGGATTATACACATAATTTTTCTAATAATTTTTCAGATGCTCTTTATGGACATTTTGGTGCAGCTACTTATGGTATAGGTTCAACAGTAATTATACACAATTACATGAGAGCAGATAATGATGATTCATCAACTTCTATGACATTAACAAGTTCTATTCGTTGTGAATCTGTTTATGTGTGGACAAGTGCAAATAGAACAAATTATGATTATTCCTCAGTAGATTTAATTTGTGCAGGAGATTTAGCGTAATGGCAAGTATATTAAGAGTTAATTCAATTAAGACAACTGGTAATAAACCTATTTTAAATAGCACTGGCTCAGTGTTACAAGTTGTTCAAACAACAAAAACAGATACATTTACAACAACGTCTACGTCTTTTACAGATGTTACAGGAATGTCTGTGAATATTACTCCTTCATCAACATCAAGTAAAATTCTTGTTCTAGTACAAGTAAATAATAATGCTTCTCAAACATACACAAAGTTTTTTGATTTAGTTCGAGGTTCAACAAGTATTTTTAAAGGTGATGATGCATCAGATAATAAAAGAGAATGTACAATATGGGGTAGAGATGAAGCTGACCTTGGAGGACAAGTTTGGAATATTACTTACTTAGATTCACCAAATTCTACAGAAGAACTTACATATAAACTTCAAGGCTCAATTCAATCTGCAGGCACTTTAACAGTAAATAGAAGTGCAAATGACGGTAACCAAACCTATTTAGGTAGAGGAACATCATCAATTACAGTAATGGAGATAGCAGGATGACTGATATTATAAGTGCAATTTTAGCAATAAAATCAGATGCAGAAGTCAGTGTAAATGCTGAAGATATAAATCAAATTACTTGGCATGATGGCAATCCAACTAATATAACAACAAAACAAATTACCGATAAACAAGCAGAACTTCAAACTGCTTACGATAATAACAAATATCAAAGAGATAGAGAAGTAGCTTATCCGTTAATTAAAGACCAACTAGATGATTTATATCACAATGGAATTGATGGTTGGAAAAAAACTATTAAAGCAGTAAAAGATAAATATCCTAAAGGTTAATTATGGAAATAAGCCCAATACTATTTTGGAATGGTGTGCTTACACTTGTAATAGCACCTGCTATATGGATGTTTCGTAGTATGCTATCAGAAATAAAACGTATAGATATACTTATTAACAAGACAAGAGAAGAGTACGCAAAGCGTGATGACGTAAAAGAAGATATGCATACAGTAATGGATGCACTACAGAGACTAGAAGATAAATTAGATAAGATATTAATAGGTAAGTGAAAATGGAAGAATCACAAAACGCACCAAGTCCTTTAGACGAAGCACAATATGCAAAGATGCAGGAGTTAGCAAACTCTAATCCTGAATTATCTGTGAAAGAACTTGTTGCAAAATCTGATGAGTTTATTGGTACAGATCCTACAACCATGAAAAACTATTTAGTTAACGCAGGAGTTAATCTAGAAGCAGACACTATAAGTAATGTGGATTTAATAAAGGCAAAAGAAGCTACTCCTGCACCGATGGTTGATCCTAAACTTTCTGTTGATGATGTTGCAAAACAAAACATTGAAGCGGCACAGGGAACAGTATCTAAAGAAGTTGGTGAAGAACAAATTAATCTAAACCAAGAACAACTATTTGCAAAAGAACAAACAGGTACAGCCGAACAAATTACAGGAGACACAAAAAGAGTAGTTACAGAAGATGAAAAAGTAATTGCGGCAGTAGCTACTCCAGAAGAATTATCCGAAATAAATATGGTTGCGGCAACGGCTGAACCATCAGATCGTGCAACTACACGTGGACAACTTGAGTTGTTGCAAAAAGACTTTGAAGGGGGCAAGATCCCACCATATGCAGCAGGACAGATAAGAGCGGCCAACGCAATTATGTTGCAACGTGGTATTGGGGCATCTTCGATTGCTGGACAAGCTATCATGCAAGCTGCCTTAGAAGGTAGCGTACAGATAGCGATGGCTGATGCAAGAGCTTTTCAAACATTTGAAATGCAAAGCCTTACAAACAAACAACAAGCTGCGGCACTCAACGCACAGATACGTGCTAAAATATTAGGACAAGAGTTAACCAATAAACAACAGGCAGCCGTCATAAATGCGGCCAGAGTATCTGAAGCTAACAATCTTACATTTACTGCTGAACAAAGAGTCATGTTGGAAAACTCAAAAATGATGCAACAAATGCAACTTGCTAATCTTAACACTCGACAACAAACAGCGTTAGCCAATGCGGCTACATTTGCAAATCTTGAAAAGGCAAACCTTGATGCACGAATGACAGCACAAGTTACAAATGCACAAAACTTTTTAAAGATGGATATGGCAAATCTTAATAATGAACAACAAGCTCGCACTCTTGAATATCAATCAGCTATACAGGCAATATTCTCTGATCAGGCCGCAGTAAATGCAGCTGAACAGTTTAATGCAAAAAGTCAAATGCAAGTTGATCAATTTTATACTGAATTAAATGCACAGATAGAACAAGCTAATGCGGCTAGAAAACTTAGTATGGATCAATTTAACGTAAGTCAATCAAATGCCATGAAACAATTTAATGAACAGGCATCGTTCAATAGAGAACAATTTAACGCAAATGCACGTATGCAGATAGATCAATCAAATGTAGAATGGCGAAGACAGATAAATACTCTAAATACGGCTGAACAGAACAATGCTAATCGAATACGTTATCAAGCGTTAATGAATCAAACAACTAACGCACAAAACAACATGTGGAATCATTACAGAGATCAAGCTTCTTGGATGATGCAAATAGCCGAAAATAGAGAAGCACGGGCCCATAATGCATCTATTGCAGCCATGCAAATTACAGGTAACAAAGATCTGTATCAACAGAAATTTTTAAGTAACTTAGCTTTACAAGTAGGTCAAGGCATAGGTACAATTATAGCAAGTTAGAGGTATATTTATGTTTTCAGGTTTATTAAAAGCTTTCGTAGCTACAACACTTTTTGGAAACACTTCAATGGGAAAAGCAGCATTTGGAGTAGGTGCTGATCTCGTAGGGTCGTTTTTAAGTTCAAAACAAGGAGCTTCATCAGGAACGAAAACTCCGAGCATACAAGGTGCTATAGAACCTAGTGTATTTAGCTTTAAAGATAATTTAATGTCTGATGATATTACAGTTATAGATGCTGTTGATTTAAATACAAAATTTACTTCAACTGAAACACAAAATAATTTTCCTTTAGGTAGTAAATTAGCAGATGTTGTTCTTGATCCAGCGTTTAGACGATATATGGAAAACTCTTTTAATGACAACCCTATGAAAACAGTTTCTGCTTTTAGAGATACTACTGCAACACAAATAGAAAAAGAAATTCCAATATCCATACACAATCAAAAGCTATTAACATAGAGTAAATAATGATTAGACCTAGAATTAGTAAAAATGATATAGACCAACAAATTTTGCAAGCTGCCCAAAGTGTTGGCACTGGTGAACCTGATCCTATTATGGCTTCATCAGCCCCACCGGGCATAGGCATGACACAACCAAAAGGGCAATGGAAATGGGAACAGCCCCCAGCTATTACAGACCCTAATCAAGCCATAGATTCTATAATTGATCAATTTGATCAAACTAAAGATAACATTGTTAAATTAATGGTGGCAGGAGTATCTGTTGAAGAAATAGTGACTACAGTTACTTTTAATGCATTTATGGAAGGACAAGTTAACCCAGATGTTGCAGAACTTATTAAACCTGCATTAACTTTATATTTAATGAAGTTAGCTGATGATGTAGATGCACCTTTTAAATTGTATGCTGAAGATCCACAATCAAACGAAATTAGTGATGTTGAGTTGTTTAGAACTATGAAACAAAGAAATCCAGAAATGTTTACACAATTAAAAGAAAATGTAAATCAAGGTCTTCGTATGGCAAAGGCAAAACCTGTAGAACAACCACAGCAAAGGCAACAAACCCCTCAAAACTTTTTAGAAATGGGAGATGTGTAAATGGTATTACCGTTAGCAGCGTTATTAGGATTAGCAGTAGGTGGTGGGGCTGTAACTGGCTATGCTGGAGAAGTACAACGTAAAAAAGTAAAAGCTGAAGAAGATGCAGAATTTCTTAGAAGGTTGCAACTGCAGACTGGAGAATCAAAAAAATTAGCAGAGTTTCAATCAGGGTTAAGAATGACGGAATCAGAAGCTGAAAGTGAAGCTGAACGAAAAAAGTTAGCTTTAAGTTTAAATTTACCTCCAGATGCAACTTATGCTGAAATAGCAACAGCACAATCTCGAAAAATTTTACTAGATGCATACAATTTAAAAAATGTTCAAGAAGCAGCTAATGTAGGTCTTCCTATGACAGCTACTTCAGGTGCTATAACAACAAAAAAACAAGAAGCACAAGAACAAAAAATAGAAACTGAATTTGACTATAAAAAGAAACTTGAAAAGTATAAAAAAGAAATTGAAAACACAAACAAAAGTATATTAGAAGCTGAAGCATTTACTCATACTTTTGAGGTGCCGGGAACTGGTATTAGACAATTTAGTTTAAATGCAAACGAACAACTTGTAGGAAAAACTGTTTTAAAAAAATTTAACTTGCCTAATTTAGATTACTTAGCATCTGAAAAAAAACTAGATGGTAAAGAACAACTTAGGGCAGGAATAAATGCTTTTAATATGAATGTCGAAGATGCTGAACAATTAATTATGCAGGGAAGTCAGCAAACAAGAAATATTTTGTTAAACAGATTACAAGAACAACTATACGCATATAAAACAGAACATTTAATTAAACAGAAACCCATAACTTTAGAAATGGGAGGTCCTCAAACTATAGAAACAACTGTCTACTCTCTTGCAAGAAATTTTCAAGGATTAGCTGAAAGTCCTATGTTTGGTCCTATTATAGCTGCAATGGATAAAGATATTCACGATGCTGAAAGTGTTGAAACATATATTGAACAATTACTTAATTTGCCAATTATTGCACAAAAAAAGAAAACAACTAAAACTTTTAGTAATGGTGAATTGGGATCACAGAAAAAAGTAGAGTTTGAAGGATACACTTTTAAAGATGAGGATGGTCCTGCAATAACATACGATTGTACCCCTGTTGGTGCAGGTTCAAAAGAAGCTTGTAATACTTTTAGAGATATAATTAAAACGAATAAAAAAAATATATCACAAGATATGTTTGATCAACGTATGAATTATATTTTATATAAATCTCCTATAAATAAAACAAACTTTGGAGCTAAAAATGTTTTTTTAGAAGGTAATCCAGAAGGCGATGGATACCCAATGCTTGATTTTATGCAAGAGTTAAAAGCTAAAGGTATAAACTTAAACCCTTTACAAGAAGTAAGTCAAGTAACTGCATCAAAAACTTTAGATAAGCCAACCTATGAAAGTATTAAAGACTCATTTACGTCAAGTGTTGCTCAAAGAGGTTCATACTATCAAAGTATAATTACCGCTCATGCTGATGCAAACTTATATGATTTTACTTATTTTATTGATCTTTCACAAGCATTTGTTTCAGACTCTAGTTTTATGACGTTTGGAGATTTAAATTCAATTTATGATAATGCTGGACTTATATCAACAGCAAACGTTTCAAATAAGTATCATTCTCTTTTAAAAGTTAGATCTTTGGGGATACCATATATTGAAACTGTGCCTGATGGCGACATAGAGAATGTTGCTAATACTATGCCTAAATTTGCACATTATGCAGCAAAACATAAGCTTAAAGCTGACCCAAATGCAACAGCTTTAACTGGGGCATTTTTAAATGTTTACAAAGATTACTTTAAAGTGTTGCCAGAACAATTAAAAGAATTTTTCAAAACTGCTTTTATAGGTGATGGAAATGAAGGAGAATTTATTAGTTCGTTTATAAATGTATTTACACGAAATATTGGGGCTGAAGGTAAAGAAGGATTTAGATTTAAAGATGTTGATGTAACTTCTAAAGAACTAACCCAAATAAGAAAAGAATCATTTAAACATATTTACAATGACAAAGGTAAGTTAATACGTAAAGAAAAATTTAAAGACAATGCAGAGTTTTTAAAATATGAAAGAATGGCTTATGATAGAAATCAAGAACGTTTAGCAGACATTCAAAAAAGAATAACTGACGGAGTTGACATTCAAGGTGCAAGAAGAGATTTGTTAAAATTTATGATGGCTTACGAATTGGCATCTTATCTTCAAGGGGGAACTGGTGGTCGAACAATTTCTGACCAAGACGTTGAAAACATGTTACGAGCTATCGGAGCAGATAACTGGACATCAACTGCTGCAATGGTTGGGGGTACACTAGAATTGTTGACAAACCTTGAAGCTGATATAGATATATACACTGCTATTACTTCTACTACAGATCCATCAAGAGTTATGGCTGGCATATATGCTCGTGATAGATTTAAACCTTTGTTTAGACCTGACAAAGCTGGTAATCGTGATATTATCAATAAAATATTTTTTAAAGTTACTGAAGAAGTAGATGGGGGTAATAATCAAGAAGAAATTATTGAACAACAACAAGAAATATATACTATTGATAGTGAAGGAAATGTAATAAAAAAGGATGATCCTCCCCCTCAAAATATAATTAACATATTAGGTAACGTAGGTTAACATGGTAAACTATACTCAAAAAGCTGGAGATTATTTAATTAATAATGCACGACTTGGCAAAACTAATACAAAACAATATAAGACAATTCTTGACTTTTATAGTAAGCAACCAGACAAAGACACTTCACTGCTTAATAAAATATCTCCTGCACCTGTAAAAGAAAAACAACAGTTCAATCCTTTGCAACAAGCAATAGCAGGAAATGTTCCATTGTTTGATTCTGGAATTAAAATTACAGATAAACCTTCTGTAGACACTCCTCCTTTAACAGCATTGAGAGAAAAGACAGGAGATTTTTTTAGAGACTTTAGAGCAACAAACCCTATTATGGGAGTATTAGGACTTGATTACCCAGCTATTTCTGAAATAAGTCCTACAGGAGAAACTACGGCTGTTAAAAAATTTGTAAAACCTGCAATACAAGTAAAAGATACAGCATTGTTTTCTGGAGTTTTAAAATCAGATCAAGAGATGCAAAAATCATTTAATAAAGATTTAAGTGGATTTACAAGTAAAGATGGAAGTAGAAAATATGAATTTACTCCTAACATGTCTTTAAATAAAAAAATGGAAATGATAGACAAATTTGATGGAAGAACTTTAGTATTTGCCGATGGACAAACACAAAACATTGAATTTGAAAAAACTAAAATTAATACTATTTTAGGAGAAAAAACATTAGATAAACCAGTATCTTTTTTAGAAGCTGAAAAAATTAAAGCAGATACAAGTTTTTTCTCAACATCAACTCCTACTGAATTACTCACATATGCATTACTTAACCCTGACAGTAAACTTTACTCAAACATTGCACCAAAATTTACCAACATACCTATTTTTGGAGATGTGTTTCCATACGGATCAAAACGTATTGACAATTTGTTAGATAGTTTAGATGAAAATTTAAAAGGTGATCCAAAAATAGCTGCGTTTTTAGCACAAGAAGTAGGTAGTGGAAGATTGGGTAGAAGAAAATTATCATCACGTTTTACTAACTTATTACAAGCTGGAGGTTCTGGATTATTATTTTTATATGGAGAAGGAACACAATTTTTAAAAGACTCACTTAATAAATTACCCCAGTTTGAAATTGATACTTTTGGTGGTCTTGAAACACCAGAACAACGTGAAGCATTTTTAACAAGATACTTTCCAAGTATGGCTAAAGATTTTCATATGTATATACAATCAAGGGGCATCAACGATATAAGTTTAGAAGATGCAGAAGCTATTTTATACTTTGATAACAACGTAGTCGAAAGAGCGTTGGGTATAGGAGTGGAAGGTCTTATTCCCGGAACTGCATTAGCAAGAATAACTGCAGGTATGTCTGCGGCAACAGGCAAAGCATTTACAGGTTACTTAAAACAGTACGGAAATAAGTTTGAAAGTTTAGATGAAGCTGTTGAAGGTTTTGTAACAAATAAATTTGTAACCAACAAATATGGAGAACTTATAGGGCCACGAAAAAAATTCTTTCCAAAGTTTAGAGAAGGTCTTCAAAGAGGTAGGTTGGCAAACACTGTTCAAATGTGGCAATCAACTTTACCATTAAAAAAGAGAACAGAATATAAGAGTGCTGTACAAGCTAGAGACAGCATATTAAGTAAAATTGCATCAGAACAACCAACAGCAGGATCGCAAAGAGCAAGAGATCTTAACAGACAACTATTTCAAGCTAATGAAAAAATTGTAGCGGCTGAAGCTTTTTCAAATGTTGCCCCATTTTTAAGAGAGTTAGGTATGGCTGAAGCAAGAGTTGTATTATATGGCGCAGCAGGTGGACAAGTCGCACAAGAGTTTAATTTTGATCCTGTATTCGGAGAGATATTTGGGGTAGTTCATGGTGGTATCATAGCACCGATAGCTGACAACATTCCATATTTAAAACATGCATTTATACTAAACCCTGATTCTACAGTTAAAAAAGCTTACGACATGGCTCATTATCATACATTGTATGCATTAGAAAGAATACCCGGAAGTGGATTTAGTCCGGGAGATTTATTAAGTGAATCAATTAATTTTGCAAGTCAAAAAGGTTTAGAACAATTTACAGATATTCTTGCAAGATCAGATCCAGAGTTAATTCAATCCGTAACACAAAGAGTTTCTCTTCTTAACAAATACAAAAAGCGATTAATAAGTAAAGGCATGCCTGAAAAAACTTTTAACATGACTTTAGCAAAACTTACAGGGCTTGCTGTTTTAGAAGCATTTGATGCAACCTATGGTAACGCAATTAGTGCAGCCGAAACATTAACCGTAAAAGGTATGAATGATTTGCAGGAAGGTTCTGCAATAAGAAAAAGGTTAGTTACAGAATTAAGAACCTTGATGGATGATCTTGCTCCTCAAACAATGGACCCAGAAATGGGTAGTGATTTAGCTGTGTTTACAACTCAAATTGAGAATGGTATTAAAGCTCAAGAAACAAAAATAAAAACTATAAATGGACTTATAGCTCAAGCCGCATCAAACAAACAAGCAATAATTATGACTAATTATTTATCTGGTATAAAGCTTGGAGACACTAAAAAACAAGATATACAAGTAATGATTGATGAACTCTATGGGTTAACTCAAGTTAAATTAGGTCCTGATGCAACAGCCGAACAATTATATAAAGAAACATTAAGTATAAGTTATACACTAGAAAGACAAATAAAAAATGAAGTTGATGACTTAATTAAAAGTTTTAATTCAAAAGAAAACAGAGATATATTTACAAATGAATTATTTAAAATACCAAAAATACAAAAACTTTTAAAGAAAGAAATAACTAATGTAGATTCTGCAGTAACTTCATATGCAACAAGAACACGTATAGCAAAAAATAAAATTACAAAACGAGTTGTATCAGACAGGATAAACAAATTACTTGAAGTTTCTATGGAAGCTAGACGAGGAGAGATAGCACAAAGAGGTAGTGTACCTTTTTCAAATATTAATAAAAAGTATGAAAACGCTACTGGTAATGCAACTGAATTTTTTATAGATATATTATCAGCAGAGTTAGATCCGTCTAGACCTCTTCAAGGTATGGTAAAAGATGGCATATCAAGTGGAGATTTAAGTAGTTTATCTAAATCATTTAGCCGAAAAGCATCAGAACTTTTTGATGAGTATAATTTTCCAAGAGAAGCGATGCAAGCAGAGGTAAAAGGAAAAACAGGGTTTGATCCTAAAAAAGATTCTCATCTTTTGTATCATATAATGACAGATCCTAGTTCTGAATTTTACGAAGATGGAAAGGATTTAGCAGTTGAAATAAATTTTGAAGACATGTATAAATTATCATCTGCTATATCTAGAAAAGCATTTGATTACTCTTCTACTAAAACAGGTATACCTGCAGGATCTGTATCTGCAACTTATCAAAACTTAACGGCTCGTGCAAATAACATATTTGATAACTTTGTTACACAAACTGGTGTAGACGCTAATGGACAGCCTATCTTTGAATCACTACCAGAGTTAAGAACTGATGTAGAAAATTTAAAACAATTTTATAGAGAGAATGTAGCCAATGTTCTATACTCTGAAAATAGTTTATTTATGGAATGGTTGCCAGCAGATAGATCTGCAACACTTTCACAACTTGATCCGACAGGATTATCATACAAGAAACCTTCTTCTAGATGGATTAACATGAATGAGATTGCAGAAGGAGATGCTGACGTATTTAAAGATAAACTATCGAGAGCGTTTGGTGAGTTGCAAGATGGAGAGTATAAAGTAGACACTTACAAATATAAAGGACTTTCTGCTGTTTTAGATTTTAAAATAAAAGAGTGGATACAAGAACAAAGAGTTGCAGGAAAAACTATTGATGAAGTTAATGATGGGATTAAAAACATAGCAAATACTTTTCATGTTAGACAAAATGATTTTTTAGTTGATCCTAATGATTACGTAGGATCAAATGGATTTTTTAGTTTAGGTCAACAACGTTTAAGACATAAAGACATTGACATAGAAGCAAAAAAAGCTGAAACGATAATTGATGATGCTTTTAATGGTCAAATAAAACCGATAAGAGAACAAGTTGAAAGAGAAGAAAAAAATCTTTTAGCATTACGAAAATTAATCGGTGAAGAAATGGGAGAAACAGGGAGCATAGGAACTGAAGAAGATTTCTTTAACCTTATTGTTGGAAACAAAGTTAGAGGAGAAGAAGTCCTTGAAAGATTTAAAAATGTATTTGATGGAACACCAGAAGAATTTGAAGATGTTACAAGAAAAATACTATCTCAATATATAGGCGATCAAGTCTATAGCAAAACAGCAATGAAAATTACAGGTATTAAAGATGCAGGAACAATAGAAGTTTTTGATATTAACTTTGATAAACTTGAAGAAATACTAACGACAAACCCTGCAACATTAGAAAAAGTTTTAGGCACAGAACACTATGAAACTTTAAAAGATATAGCATCATATATGAAATTGTACGATGCAAAGTACAACCAATCAAGAACTGCACTAACAAGTGTTCCAAGAGCTTTATCTGTTGAAAGTTGGATTAGCCGTATGTACAGTATAAATAGAGAAGTTGTATCTCCTCGATATGTTGCAACTGAAGCGGCCGTACAACAGTTTAGATTACGAAACATGAAATTACTTCAAGCTATAATTCAAGATAAAGAAGTTGCACAACTTTTTGGTGAGATGATAGAAACAGGTAGACCTCTTAGCCCTGAAAAGAATAAAAGATTTTTTAATGCTCTTTTAGTAGCGACAGCAAGGTATGGTTCACAAGAAGATTATTCAGCACCAGATCTGTACCAAATACCTATGGAAGGAGTTAAATTTAAAGTGCAAGAAAAATACGGAAAAGAATTAAAATTTTTGGGAATAATAGATTAAGGAGAACATATGAAAACATATTACAACGGACCACGACAAAGAATGATGTATGGTGGCATGAGTATGGGAACAACTCTTGGTAGTACAATGGGGCAAAAAGATCAGATGAAATCTAATCGTATGCGAACTACTATGGGAAACAACCCAATGATGCAACCCATGAAGTATGGTGGCAAAAAACAGAAAAAAAAGTAGACTTTACAAAAAAAGTCTGCGTATAAACGTGCTGAGAGGGGTAGAACTATAGTCTCTAGTGTATATGTACCAGAGAAATAGCTTTACCCCTCTCAGTGTTTTAAGAACGTTACTGTTTAGATTTGTCTATTTTTAACTGGTCAAGTTCCTTTTTCATCTGCATATTTTCATTTAAAAGGGATGTAACCACATTTAACAACGTTACTTTCTCTTCCGAGCCTATAATCATGGTCTTTATATCTTCATAAGTCATGCCCGGCTTCATTTCTTTTGTTTTTTCAGCCATATTCACCTCAATGTGTATATATTGTTGATTTGTTTAGCATCTCATCACCAGTTACTTTTAAGTAACGAACTAGAGATGCAAGTTTAAATGTGCCTTCATATTCTGGAAGACCTCTTTCCATGACCCTAATAAGTTCTTCTGGGTCTACAGATTCCATACGTATATCTACTTTACCATCTTGGTTAAGATATGCTTTAAACGAAAATAATTCGGCTAATCTATTCTGTGCCATAAACTGTATCCAACTGATGTATCTTTACGTTGTAGCAGTCAGCTTTAAATCGAAACTTATTATCAGGATCGAGTTCACCTTTCTTATGATATTTTGCTTTCTCAAAGTATTCATCTTTCATTATTTTTCCCAATATCCAAGCTTTTGAGAAATCATTTAACACACGAACAAATACATACATATCACATTTTTGTTTTGTTCCGTGAGCTGCAATACTGCAGTCATAATTTACTTTGGGTTCAGAGTTGCAACGTTTTGTTTTAACATCGATTTTGTTGCCGACCTTATCAACTATATCATAATCATATGTGTTCTGTTCTTTTGCACCTATGTAATCCGTTACAACTATCTCTCCGATAAACCCAGCAAGGTTGCCCCCACCATTTGTAATAGAGTTTGCTATGCGACCCATATCAATAGCTTTCTTTCTTGCTCTGATAAACTGATCACCAGAAACTTCTAATTCTATCATGCAACTTCCCCAATATCTACAACTTCACATGCATCAGATGTACATGCCAGTTCTCGACTTCCTGTTGTACCATCTTCTTTTTCATATATAGATAACTTAGTAAAGTCAATTCTTTTCGGTGTTTTTAACAATGCAGATAAATATTCTGCTTTCGTACAATCCTGATAAGGTGCTTGCTGATAGACGTGATCATCATATGGTAGAAAAGATATACCAGATATTATATCAAAGTTTTCATATACCCATGCACCTACATCCATCCACTCATCTTCTTTCACTGTAACAGTTATAGATGGTTTGTGTTCACACCAATGTTGTGCATATATTTTCCATAACTCTAACTGTTCAATGGCTAATATATTTTTTCGTACGATGGCATTTTTTGGTGACATTGTAGGGAATGAAAATATTGTTGTGTACTCAGGTTTTATTATATCAGGTTCGTTTATTACTCCTTCATCTTTCATAAGTTTTGTAAGAGGATCATTGTTGTCTGCTCTTACTGTTCTTATGTAATACTCACTATGTCTTGCATGTATACCACTGGCTGAATTAGTCAGCTGCGACACAGTGCCTGAGGGTTTTACACAAGTTATCGCTGCACTCTGAGGGATACCCAGTAGTTTTGCATACTTTTGATTTGTAAGGACTGCGTGGTCTTTCATTTCTTTTAACCATCTTGTAGAATCTGTAGTTTTTGATAAAACTGGATGATCCATTATACCAGTTAATGATACTCCTAATAATCTTTCTTCCTCTGTGTTTTGTTTCCATATCTTCCTCAAATATTTAAAGTTAGTTAATGTTGATTGAAATGTTCCTAGTATGGTAGCCATACGAACTTTTTCTTTTAAATCTTGTAATGTGTCTTCACTACGAACAATTACCTCTGACAAGTTACAAAACTGATATGGTCTAAGTATTATTTCAGAACAAGGGTTTGTACCCCAAGCATGTCCTGTTTCTCTACGACCATTCCGTGCAACTTGTTTGTCTGATGCTTCACGGTTAAACATGCCACGTTCACCAGACTTTGATTCGTACAGAGATACCCACTCACGCATGAATGTACCCATTTCTGGTTTATTCTTGTAGGACACACTATTATTCGCCAAAGAACGTTGTTTTTCTGTGTCATACCAATTACCAGATTTAGCGTGTCGCATCTGGTCATCCCCTAAATTAGATAAACTGATCAGTGCTGAACGTCTAACACCACCAACTACAACAACCTGTCCGACTTTACACATAATGTCGTGACATTCTATTGGATATAGTTTGCGGCCACTAGCTTTTTTAAAAGTATTTATTGTAAAATCAAATAGTTCTACAAGAGGTTCTGGTCCTGATGCCCTGCCACCCATAACCTTTAGTTTTGCTCCTGCAGGTCTAACAGATGACACATCCCATGTGGGAATCTGCCCAGAGTATAGTAGTGCAACCAACTCTTTGTAGGACTTTGCCCATCCCATACGACTATCTGCAACTGTAATAACTGTATCGCTGCGATGAAAGTTCTCTGCAATGATTGGTAACTTATCTACATTCTCTCGCTCTACCGAGAATCCAACACCTGTACCACACATGAGGATATACATACACTCATCAAACGCTCTAGGGTGATCAACAGGAATGTAACTACAATTATATCCACAAATATTATCTCTCTCTAATGCTTCCCCGGCAGTCATCATTGCTCTCATGGAAGGCATTACCTTTAGATCTAATATGTGTTGTCGTAATGCAGGATACAAGCCTATGTTGTGACTTTCTATATCAAAATCATACTCTTTCTTTACGTGTTCAGTAATATAATCTAAATACCTGTCAACTGTTTCATCCCAATTTTCTCGTTTCTTTTTATCTTCATTCCAACGAGCATAGCGTGATTTATGTATAAAGTCTTGATATGGTGTAGGTAGATTTTTCATGTTTAATTTTTTCCTTTCAGTTCCTCTTCCATTTTTAATTCTATTAGTTTTTGTAAGTACCATTCAGCTTTACGTAAATCTTCTACAGGCTTACCTTTGTATCTATATCTCCATAGATATTTAATTATTACCCCCTGTAGATAATATTCAAAGCCACTGTTTGTTGCTGATTCGATAGCATCAATACATTCTACTTTATCTTGGTTATAGTGTGGTGGTTGATTAACCATATCTTTTTTCATTGTTTTGCTCCAAAGTCTACTTTAATTACATTATCTTCTACAGGAATATAATCTTTATTTTTTATTCGTATTAATCCTAATTTTAAAATTGAACTTAAATCTATTTCCATCATTTCTAATATACCTTCCTGTGTTATTGCAGCAACACAAGGAAGTTCACCTTCTTTGTATGAACTGGTTGTATCATACGCAGTCAATGTAAATGTATCATCATCCATTTTATGTAGTATTATGTAGTATCTATCTTTCAACAGTGTCAGCTTTTCTATTTCTTTTTCTTTATCACTCATTTTTTAACCACTCCCTTGGTACAGTTTTTTCTGCCCAATCAAACCCATGCCTGTTGCACCAATCACCGTAGGTTGTTTTACTACTCTTATATAATTTATTTTTTGCATTTGCAAATACAAACCTAATATCACATTCCGGGTGTTGTTGTTTGACAAGTAACATTTTAGATCTATCCTCACGTGTTAAATGACCTTTTGCTTCTATGTATATATTTGTTTCTGGTATATAAAAGTCTGGTGTGTAGTGTCTAACCTTTGGAACATATGGTAACTTAATTGTTTCATATTGAAACTTAGCTCCTTCTTGTACCATTTTAACGGCTACGATTTTTTCAAACTGTGATCTGTATACTGACATTACGAGAATGTCTCCCTTATGTATTCCATTCTTTTTGATAACATTTTTGCCACTTCTGGGGAACGTTTTTCTAAAATCTCTAGCTCCCTTTGAAAAGGTGAAATCGGTAGGCATATAACAGTTTGACTCCATAAATAATCATTAATCTTTTTAAATTGTTTCAGCAACAAACTCTTATCTCGTGACTGTGTTTCTTCTCGTAGATAGCCATCATCTGTATAGTTCTCACGCAACGTTATGGGGATGCCTTTGAGATGACCTCTCAACACGGCTATCATCCTACCACCACCAAACTCTTTATGTGACTCAACATATAGAAAAGCAACATGTGGGTTTATTGTAATAAATTCTAAATCATAATCATCTGTATATACTAATGGCATTATATACTCCTCTGTACATATCGTGTATACCAAACTTGTGGTGGAGATTTTGCTTTTGATGTTACACGACTTTCAAGCCTTGCATCCTGCCAACAGTGTTTTTTATATTCACAGAAAGAACAAAGCTTTGGCATAAGTCTATTCTTTGTACGTACAATCTCCCCATCTTTCTTGTATGTTTCCCAATCATCTTTAAGTTTTGCTTTCTTAAAGTCTGCTCTTTTAACAACTCTGATAATATCTTCAGCTTGTTGCAAAACTCTCTTTCGTTCAGATCCATCATCTTCTGGTGCATCTACAACTGCCCACTCTCCTGTTGACTTGTTGATGACAATCCAACCACCAAAAGGAAGATTGTTTGCTTCACCATACAGATGCCCTTGTACTATATATCCAAACGCATCATCTTCTTTTATCTTATCATATCCATTGCCAAACTTATGATCAAACGAGTATGGAGATGCTGACTTTATATCCCATACTTTCTTTGTTCCGTTTTCATCAATAATTACATCAAGTGTGCCTTTTATATTTTCTTTATCTAACACAAGTGAACATGATTTTTGTTCGGCAACTACATCAATTCCTGCGGCCTTGATTACAAGCATAGCGACTGCTTCGATCAAATCACCGAACAGAAATCTCATTATGTCGTTGTAGGAACTTTCTTTAGAATACTTTTGCATCATAAGTATCTGTTGGCAAACAGGTCTACCTATGCCAGACATTCTTAAACTAACATCATCTCTACGACTAAACTGTTTTCGTATAGCCGTTTCGCATGAATCCTTGAACTCTTGAATAAGATGATCAGGGAGTTCAATTTCTCCCTGACCAGCTTTATCTAAAAACTCCTGTATACTAACCAGTAGCAGCATCGAAGTCTTTGGAGAGATCTGAATCTTCTTGAGACACATTACCCTTCAAAGCTTCGTTATGTTGTCTTATAACATTAGCATTGGCAGCATCGATAGAGTCCTTGAACATTCGTATTAAATTTTTATCCTCATCGGATAGAGAAGTCAAAGACTTACCTTCAGTAGGTACTGGTACAAAAAACGTAACAGAACCTTTCTTCATTTTAGAAGTTTTAAGATCAATCCAAATTCTTTGCATGATCTTTTTCTGTTTATTCAAACCGTTAATAAAGTTGTTTATCGGCATGAATCCAGACTTTTTAAAGTAACTGATGATGGGTAGGTTATCGAGTTCTACCTCGTTACCATCTGCATCTTTCATCTTACCAGACACGACCCCATAAATTACTTGATTACATGTGACTGCTTTAGATGTAATCAAACGAGGATCATCTTCTGCAAGAGTCTCAGCTTCTTCTTTCATTAGGCGACCACATCTATTACCACCTATTGTATCAGCAAAGTCTCCAGACAAACTCGCTTTTTGGACTGAATTGCAAATAGGTCTACCCTCATCTGCATCAAAAAGCGACCACATGAAAGACCTCATAAACACCCTCAACTTGACCTCTGGTGCGTACAAGTATCGCCCTTCATGCCAGACTCTCCAATCCCCCTTCTTCAAAGATTGTCCAGAGTCCGTTTCCGTTTCATAGTTAATAGCCAATTTAGATAACTCATCTCTGGGTTGTCCATCATCTTGACCTGTTAATGCCATTAGAGCTTTATCATCATCATTCTCTAATGCCGTGACCATCTTATCGAACTGGTCATTAATCGTTGCTAAATTATTTATTTTAATTTCTCCTTTTAAAAAGTTAGCGATAAATTTATTCTACTGGATAAACAACTTCGGTGTCAAGCCAATTTTTACCTTTTTTTATTTCAATCTCAACAGGCATTAAGTATTTGATTTTATATCTTTTTTGTAGATCTGCCGCAACACCCAACATAGAAACTTTTAAAATTTCTAAAACATGTAACTCTTCATCAGGATGACAATCTATCACGATTGAGTCATGCACCGTATTACAAATAAGAGACTTATATGGTTGCAATCTTTTATCTAATTCAACCAAACAACAGGGCAATATATCTGCAGTTGCAAATCCTTGTACAGGATAATTACATATAGCAGTACGGTTTGTTGCAGTACCCCAAGTTGTCCACTGTACATCTGGGAAACAATATCTGCGGCCAGAGGGCAACATGATCTGTTTTGTTTGAACTGCTTCTCGTTGCAACTTATCATGCCACTCTGTTACACCTTCATACTTTGCCTTAAATGCTCTGTAATATTTCTGTTGGTCTGGTGTGCCTGTTACACCACCGTACAACGGTTTGAACGTATCAGCTTTAGCAGTCTGTCTATCGCAACCAATCACAGATGCAGTATAAGCATGTACATCCACACCATCTTTTACATCTTTATATATCTGCGAATCATTTGCCAAAAATCCTGCAACTCTAAACTCCAACTGTGAATAGTCTCCCTCAATAATCGAACCACCCTCGAACCTGCTTTCAACCACCTTACGTATACGAAACGTAGATCCACGTGGCATGTTCTGAAAATTTGGGTTTCTTGACGATAGACGACCTGTAGCAGTAATGCACTGCATAAACTCTGGATGTATAAAATTATTCTCATCAACATTGTTTTCCATTCCCTCTACAAATGTACTAAGGTATGTACGCAAAGCCGAGTATCTAACATACAGTTCAACAAATTCTTTTGCAGCGCCACTAAGTGCTGGCAACATTTCTTCAAGAGTTGTCTTATCTGTTTTAAATCCTGCTTGTGCAACATCCTTTGTGTTTCTTGGCACAATACGCAACCCTGCAACTTGTTTACTTTGAGAGTAAACTACACCTGTTGCATTACAATTTTTACATAGCCTGTTAGCTTTTCCTAATTGTCCGTTCTTTAGTTTGAAACGTACTCTTCCAACACCTTCACATGTACCACACTGATACCCTGTTGTTTTCTTAATCACTTCAGTATTGTTTCGTATTGTACGAGCAAACAACTCTTTGGACATTTTCTTTCGCATCTTTATCTTACGAGTTGCACCACGCATCTCATGCCCAATATTAAATATCCTTGTCCATGTTTCTTTGTTGTTTATCTTCCGGGAGTAAAATAACATAGACCTATCATCTGCACTGTTAAGATTAATTGGTGTGTCGCCCATGACATCACTAACAATCTGTTTCAAACGTTTGTCTATAGTAGTTAGTTCGTGTTCGTATTCATTCCGTATATCATTGAGTGTTTCAAGATTAACTTTTATTCCTGCGTGTTCTATCTTCGCAAGAACATTCGTCATATCAAGCGACAAACGCAGTGTCGGCAATAGTTTCTTCATCTCCAAATAACTCCTCAAATGTTGTGCCAAAGGCTTCTAATTGTTTCAATGCAACTTGTTCAGTTGCTTCAACGTCTGCTATACCATACTCTTCAATTATGTCGTATGGTATATCATAAAATGTTTTACCATCTTTTAAATATCCGTCAACAAGACTTTTCTTTTTCAATGCACCATAGCGTTCGGCTACGCTCTGTAATCCCAAACTCCAACGTCTTGAAGATGAAAGGATATACTCAGCAACCATAGTATCATAAAGGTGATTATTATAGACAAAGCCACAATCACGCAACCAAGTAATGTCGAACTTGATATTGTGACCGATAAGGACATCAACGTTGTCCAAAGACTCCTGTAATAACTCACCACCCTTGTAGTCTGGTTTGCGAGTAGAATGATTGAAGCATAAGTAAGAGGTAAGGCTACCCATATACTTATAGCCAACGCTAACGAGCTTGTTGCCGAAATAAGGTAAGGGAGTAAATCCACCATTAGTCTTCTCCTTGTGTGTTGTTTCTACGTCTAGTGTCATGCATATCATATTTCTGTTGCCTTTCTTTCTTTTTGTTGTACTTCTTCTTATCAGGTATCATTCTACGTCTATCACGTGCCATCATAAGAAATCTAGCTATTGGGTTTATCTTCTGCATTAATTTTACTGTTATTAATATTGGTAATTACTACATCACTATGTGTTGGATTCATTTGATGCCCAACACCGTGACCTATATCTACTTGCTCCACATGCCCTTTTAAAAAAACAACTTCACCTATAATATCACGTATAGCCCATTTTTTCATATGTTTTATGTGACCCTCTATAGCTTTATCTAAAGTTTCTCCTTGTATATATTCAACTCTACTGGTTGGTTCATCCATTTGAGTATCGTATCTGCCATATGCAGTATAAACAACTGTGTACTTATTCATTAATAATATACTCCATGTTCGACATCAATGTTACAATTCAACATACCATGCCATCCGTTAATTTTATTTTTTGAAATACAAATGTGTCGCACAACATTCTCAACTTCACTTGATCCTGTTTTGCCTATGCCTATAATAACATCTGCTTCTCCTGCCTTACCTGTCTTACTATTGTCAAGCATTGCATAGTCAATGAAAGCACGATCATGTGCTTCATAGCTTGCTTGAGACACTGCCCACAATAAAAGATTACCACGTTTTGCAACTTCCCTAGCAAGTATATATATTTCTTTTAGTCGTTCATCTCCACGACCAAAGTCACCTCTTACTTTAAATTTATCCAACTGATCACAGAACATTATGTCAGGCTTGTTCAACTGTGCATAGTCGTTCACCTCTTCGATAGATGTTCCAACTGAATCCATAATCCGTAAATATGGTTTAATTTCTTTTCTATACAGTTCAATATACTTTTCACGGTCTGTGTTTAGTTCTTGTTTTGTCACATTAAAGTAACTTTGTATAATCCGTAGTTTTATGTTTACGGCAGGTTCTTCGTTTGCCCAGTAAACAACTAATCTTTTCTGTCGTATGTAACTAGCACATAAGAACGCACAAAATGTCGTCTTACCCACCTCTGGTCTGGCAAATATTATCCCAAGATTACCTCGCCACATACCCTGCAGCACATCCCCTATGATGCCCCAATCAAAAGGAAAGTCAGGTTGTCCAGCACCTTGATCAAGCAACTCTCCAAGATCCATGTCAACTTCAGTATATGTCGTTTTGTTTTCCATACGACCATCTTCAACTGTATCCATGATACGTTGCAACTCACCAAAGTCTTCACCTTGTCCTGTAAATATAGATATAGCTTTCTCACCAATAATCCTTGCCCTGTCACGCAACCAAAAGTTCTTAACAACATCCATCTGTAAGTCGTGGTTGTTTGCATCAGGTGGTAATGACTCAACAACAAGAGATAGTTCTTTCTTCGATGAAGATGGCATGGCAGGATGTTTGTCAACGTGCAATGCAAACAGTTCATCTTTTGTCAGATCTTTTTCATAGTTTGTATGTGCGTATGAGATACTTCTGAACAACTCTTTCAGTTGTCCTGTAAACATTTCTTCGTCTAATATGTTTTTTACTTTGTTAAAAAAGTCATGCTTCAAACAAAAGCCAATGACCTTATGATCAACCGATATGTTTTCTAATGATTCGTTCACGTTCGTTACCCTTTAAAATTTTCAGATCATCTGATAGTATTGCAACTTTGCAGTTCACATAATGTGAAATCTTTTTTGTCATCTCTATTGCCTTGACTGTCGCATCTTTGTCAAGTGCAACTATTGCATTTTTATATTTCTTAATAATGTCAACGTGTTGTTGCAACAAACTTGTTCCCATCAATGCAATCGATGAAACTTTGTCAGCTATACTACACGCAGATGGACAATCTTCTACGATGAAAATGTTGTCACTATCCTTATGTATGTGAAATCCAAAGTTTGTCTTTCCGTATCTGTACCACTTTGGTTTTTTGTCAGCCAACGTTCTCCCCATTGCATCAACTACCTTACCTTTGTCCTTTACAAGAAATGTCACTCTATCGAAACGAATGTCATACATAATGTCAACACGATTGTCTAAATACGCTTGATACGAATTAACTGAGCGTACATAGTCAACAGCCTTTTGATTACGTGATAAAGGAACAAAGGTAGTTGGTAGTTGAAATTCAAAGAAAGGAGTATGTTTTATACTTGACTCTGACTTCTTTTCAAACACCATTCGAGAATTAGTTTTTGTCAGCCGTTTGCCTGCCACACCTTTGACATCACAGTCAGCATAAAAACAATTATACATTCTCTCATAACCATTGTCAGTCACACTTAACGTGTTCTTCTTATGGCACGATGGACAATCCATTCTTAATCGCCCATTGGGTTGCAAAGCCAAATCTTCAATAAATGTTTTCACCCAAGTATAACTCATAGTTACATGATTAGAATATAACAAAAAGTATTGTCAAATAATTTTTTTTATTTTTTTTGTTGACAGATAGTTTTTTATACATATTATCATAGTTCAGAGGTTCAACCCAATAGATAAAGAAAGGTAGGTCTATGACCCAATATTATAGTAAAACTAAACAAGACTATGTAAACATAAATGATATGCACCATCAACACGTATGGTATGCATTTAAAAAACTTTGTGATCGTCTAGAAGAATTAGGTATATGTGAACACATATGGGAAGATGATTATGCTTTTTGGAATCAACATAAGTTTGTTCGTAAAGATGTATACGAATTAATGTTTGATAAAGCGACACGACAAGATAATACAATTGAACATCTTTTAAATAAGAATAGCAAACTAAAGAAAAATGCTAATTCTAAAATGGTTTTTAAATTAGAACAAGAAGTATCTAGGTTAAGAAAAGAACTTAAAAGACTAACTAAAACTAATAAAGATATGTATCATTCATATTTTAATCCTCATTTAAAAAATAAAGGACATAGATATGTGTTTTCTAATATTCCTAATGATGATAATGGTCGATCACTTGTAAAGACAATGAGGTTTTATTTAAATAAGGACACATACAATATGCGTGTGCGTGGTCAATATTTAGATAAGTCTAAATTAGAGAGAGGAGAAAGTTGGAGAACATACGATGATGGTCAACCATTAAGTAAGTCTAAATGTATTCGTCTGTATATAGATAAGAAAAGGGAGAGTGCATAATGGCTAGTAAAGACAGATCAACATATAGTAAAATATATATAAATCAAATTCTTGAAGAAAACAAAGCCTTTCGTTTGCTTGTTGAGTATACAATTAAAGACTTACAAGATTTAGGATGGGATTATGATCGTATGTCTACGAGTGGTCAACAAACATATGATCGTCTATCTAGAATGTATGCAATGAAACTAGAGGGGGAAGATAATGCCGTATCTCAATAATCATTTTCATATATATGATCATCAATCGGAAGTATCATTTCAAATAATTGGTAAATCTAATTTTATGAGATGGTTGAATGATCATGCAAATAATGATAGGTATTCTTTTTTTTCTACCTATACAAAATTAAATTCTTATTTAAAAAATTTACAAGAAGAAAGGAAAATATATGAGTGCTAGGAAAGGAAATAAGAACGCTTTGAAAAATAAGTGGTGTATCATTAAAGGTGTATCTGAAGATGGCAAGGTGCAGTATCAAGTATCTGATGACGTTATCGATATGAGAACTATATCATACGACTTTGATACATTTGAAGATGCCGTAGATCGTTTGAAAGAGATTAAGTTGGCAATACTTAATGGAGATGATTATGCGAGTGTATAGTGCTTTCAATGGATACAGTGGTGCTAATGTTGCTCTTGATCGAGCAGATAAAAAAGTAACTACATACTTGGCAAGTGAAACTGATAAATGGTGTAACGCAGTAACAAGATATAATTATCCTAAGACTGTATTCATAGGTGACATAACTAAAGTCAATCCAAATAGTATAAAGGACATTGATCTAATGATCGGTGGATCGCCTTGTCAAGACGTATCATTCAGTGGTAAAGGTGAAGGTTTGGTCGAGGGTAAACGATCAAATCTATTCTTTACTTGGTTGGATCATTTGAAAACAATCAAGCCAAAATATTTCTTATTAGAAAATGTCAAGATGAAAAAGGAATATGAGAATATGATTACTATGGCATTGGGTGTTGCCCCAATGATGATACCATCTAGTCTTGTCAGTGGACAAAAACGAGATCGTTTGTATTGGTTTAATTGGAATTGTGATTTGCCCAAAGATAAGAATATATATCTACGAGATGTAGTTGAAGATGGAGCAGTTGATCGAGATAAGTCTTTCTGTATAGATGCAAACTATTGGAAAGGGGGTAACTTAAAATCATACTTTGTAAAGAACAGACGACAGTTAGTATTTGACGATCACAGATGTATACAAGTTGGTATCGCAGATATAAAAGGATATGATGTGATTAAACGAGTATATGCACGAGAGGGTAAAGCCCCAACTCTTACAACTATGCAAGGTGGTCACAGAGAACCAAAAGTTGTATGTGGTCAAATGGTTGGTCGTAAGATCAATCCTAAAACTGGTAAACGAGATGACTACAATCCTAACATCAAAACTGAGCAACGCATTGAGTTGAAAGGTGATGGTAAAACTGGTGCTTTGACAACTGTACAAAAGGACAATCTTGTTGTCACTGATAAGTATTGGAGAGCATTGACACCACGAGAATGTGAACGCTTACAAACACTAGCAGATGATTATACTTTGTTTGGAGATTTTGATGAGTCAAGGTATCCATCTGATGACGACTACGATATAAAAGAAATATCCAAGACACAAAGGTACAAGATGCTTGGCAATGGTTTCACAGTAGATGTCATTGCACATATTCTGAGGAGTATGCCAAATGGGTAGACCTAAAAAATTTAAAGAAGATGTCAAGATGTACAACATAGCATTGTCAGTGGATATGTTCAAAAAGTTGTCAGCTATATCTTTACAAGAAACACAAAATAGTTTAGAACATATAAGTATAGCCGATCTTATTAGATCAAGTATTGAAGTATTTGTTGAATGTTATGAAAAGGAGAATGTCAATGGGAAGAGTTAAAGATATGTGTATGGATATGGAAGAAAAGTATATTGATCTGTCCATAGATAATGTCAGTGATTGTGAGCATATAGAAGAGTATTTCAAAAAAATGTCAGCCCATTCGTCTTTAATCGATTGGAGAGATGATTGGAAAGAATGGTCGCACGAAATTTTGACTGATAACTGGAATGAATATTGGTCGAAATATAATCCTTAAAAGAATTTTTTTATCCTTTCGCTTTTAGGGATTTACTTAATAGGGTTATAGAAAAATCTATAGCCCTATTTTTTTATTTGACTATCTAAATGAATGTGATATTTAAGATAGGACAAGAGCAGTTATGTTAAAAGATCGTATGGGGTTGCTCTTGAGTTTACCTCCTATAAACTGATGTTAAGCCCCATACGATCGCCATTAAAATGAAAGGATTTAAAATGGTTAAAATAGTATCAGACGAGTTGATCACTCAGATAAATGATCAATTAAAAACTGTAGTTGAAGATGCAGTAAAAAATCATATTCAAAACATGGATTGGTCACATGAACTAGATATATATGGTTTAGTTCAAGATGAACTTTCACAAATGGATATGTTGGATTACATGGATACATCTACACTTGAAGATAAGATTGGTGATCAAGTAGATC